ATTGAGCGCCACCCTTCTGTTCGAGCGAACCCAAACCTCTTGATGAAACACCCAACTTAGCACCGTCACTGATAAGACTTCTTACTATCTGACCGTTTGGTGTACTTAAAATCTTTGCACGTCCCACATAATTATTTCCATCTTCTTCTAAAGATGTAATCATGTGTGACACTTTATCTAAATTAATTGTTGGCCCTTCAGGATGTCCTAACTCACCGAATGCCCTATCCTTTTCAACAAATTCCTTAACGTAACGGTTAACTTCTTTTTCCATTACTTCTTTAGGATATACTCTACCATTTCTGTTTTTGATTTCAGATTGCATAAAAATACCTTCAATAAAGTATTCTTTCTCACCCTTCTCGTTCTGTTCTATAATAACAGGGGTTACACTGTAATCATTAAACTCTGATATTAATTTCATTTATAATTTCTCCAAAAGGTATATCCTCTTTCACCATCTCTTCCATCATATGTCGGATAAGTTTAAATTCTCTCTCAGCCACCTTGAGGTCTTCGTAGGACTCCTCTAAGACGTTGCCGTTTAAAACTATATGTGTGAGTCCTTTTCTGACAACAAATGCCACATCAACTGACTCTCCACAAAATCTCAATGTATTCCTTCTCATAGGAAAGAATCCAGCAGGAATGGTGTACTTCGCTTCCCTCAACTCGCTAGAGATTGATGAAAAGGTTTTCATACTAACCTTCCTGTGGTTGTGACATCCAATCAACTTGCATCTCTACACGTTTCATGTCCACAACTTCTGCAGCTTTTTGTTTGATTCCATCATTGATAGAATCCTTTGCATCCTGTAACTGACCATCTTGTATTTGGTCTACGATTGTTTTCGCTATTTCGCTCATTTATTAAAAGCCTCCAAAATTATCTTCATCATCTCCGCCGTCATCACTTCCACCTTCGGATTTGATTTGAGCATCAATGACCTTTATATCTTCTTCAGTTTGTCTTAGTATATACTTTCTGACATATTCGTCTGAGTAATACTTACCAACATACTCTGAAGCCTGACTTAGTGTATCAAGTCTTTCTCTTATAATCTCTGCATCTTTCAACTCTGTAAAGTGGTTGTCCGTTGCAAAATCAAATTGTAGAAAGTCTTTGTTCTTATCGAACTCTTCCACTGTCATTATTTCTTTGAGAACTAATTGAGTTCTCAACATATCTACAAACACTCTAGCAAATTTCTTCTGCAATCTGTTTGTAAACTTATTAAACTTAAGTTCATCTCTAGAAATTTCTGAAGCACGACCCATATTGAATCCGTTATCTGCTTCCATTCTAGTTGACGGTACGTTTAGTGACTGATATAGTTTCTTCTTGAAGTATTCTATATCATCTATGTCAGCAAGGTTCTGACCGCCAGGAAGTGTACTAATTTCTGTTCCTCTTCCACCCTCTCTTCTTGGTAACCAAAAATCCTCCAACATACTCATATGTTTTCTGTCATCTTTGATTTCACCAGTGTCTGCATTATAAACAAGTTTATTTTTATACTTGTTCATTACCTCAGACAAATACTGTTCTGCTTTTGCTTTAGGAAGGTTACCTACGTCAATGTAGAATATTCTTCTCTCGGGAGCCCTTGATATACGGTATATAACAAGTGCATCCTCCATCATTGACAACTGATTTGCAGTCTTCAATGCTTTATGCAAATAACCGATTACAACATTCTTAGTGTAATCTAATAATCCCGAAGTAGTGTATGTCACTGCTTCAGGTGCAATCTTTACAACATGTCCTTCTTGTGATGAGGATTTATCAAAACCCTTATCGTTGAAGACATAGAACTCCTCAATTTTCTTGACTTGGTCTATTCCTGTCTTCTTGTCCTTTTCTTTTTCTACGTTTCTGACCTTCTTAATTTTAAGAGGGTCAACATTTCTTACGTCAACGATACCAAGTTTGGGTCTCTTGCCATCAACGACTTTATGGAAGTATATTCTTCCATCTACGTACCATTTTCTGAATAATTCATGAGAGTTCTGATTGAACTTCATTAGAGATAAGATGTGACTAAACTCGTCTTGCATCTTTTTCTTGATGCTATCAGAGAGTTTCACATCTCTGAGGTCGAGCGTCACGATTCTATCTGAACTATCAGACGTGATACACTCATTAATAATATCTTCGATTGCAGAATCACATTCTGGCACCAAAGATGTTTCACGATATCTTCGAATGAGTTCTGCCTCATTCTTAATGCCGCCTTCCATGTCAACATAAGCACCATAAGCTCCGCCTGAAATGAACCCACTCTGTTGTTGAATGACGGGGGTACCGTCATCCTCTAGAGAAGGTACAAACGACTTAGCGTTTGGTGCCTCTTTGACTCTTAACTCGTCTTTCTTACGAGTAATTTCAAACCCAAATATATCCATACTAATATTTATACCACCAATATGTGGTAGTTTTTCACTGTTTTATTAAAGAACTCTTTCCCAGTGAGAATAAGTGAATCCTGCCTCAAATGTCTCAACTTCAGATGCTTCTGCACTTGATAGCGCAATCTCACCGATTGATGTTGGGAACATGTTGAAGAATTCATATCTCGCAAGGACGGAGTCATCTTTGTGTAATTGTTCTACAAATGCACGTGATAGCAAGTAGTCTGTATCAGTTGCAGCTTCTGTTGTTGATAAAGATGCAATGTCATTTGACCATGCTTCAAGAGCAGTTCTTGTTGAAAAGTCTAGGTCATTGATAACCGTAATTGACCAGTCAGCGAATGTTCTATCACCAGCAAGTTTCAAATTTTGACCTCTGAAAGGTACACTAATAGTATTAATTGTACTCTCAGGTATCTTAGTTGCGGTACACAAGAATTCTAATCTCTGACCAGCACGAGGTACAAACACTCTAAATCGGTTAGCTCTTGGGCCACCGCCGATTAGGTTTGCTTTAAATTGGTCTATTGTTGCCATTTATATACTCCTATTAAACTGCACTGTAAATCTCTTCAAAGTCGACACCACTTCTGGCAGCAACAAAGTTGAGAGTAATAAAGTTAATCGACCTAGCAGGTTTGACAAATATAGAACATACAAATTCATTTCTGTCAATTACTGTGTCTGTGTTATTTGATTCGTCACAAACTACTGAGAAGTCTGTTAGACCACGTCTATTTTTAACGTCTCTTAAGAATGGTTCTACCGCAGCCCTAAATTGAGCACGTGTAAATGCATCGTTGAATTCGAACAACTGAGACTTAGCAGCAATTGCGATTGCCTTTTCCAATACGATAAACAATCTTCTTACGTTGATTCTATCGAATGCGGAAGGTGAACTTAAAGCAGTTTTGTCACCGAATAATACGGTTCCTTGACCAGCAAAAGTTACAATCGGGTTAACTCTTTGTCTATAAAGGTCATCTCTAGATGCCTTTTTAGGGTTGTAAGCAAGTTTAGTAATACCTAAGTATTGACCTCTTGAGAATCCAGCAGGTGAGAACCATGGGTCTCTTAGTAAGTCTGACCTTACCATAATACCTGTTGTATGTCCGTTGCCTGGCACCCATACATATCTGTCGTTGAATCTATCATACTGGTATACCCATCCACTGTCGAATGAAGCATATGATGAAGATGTTACTGAAGCGAAATCAGCAAGAACGTTAGTTGTTTGTAATGATTCTGAAGAAACGTTAACTACTGAAGTTCTTCTAGGTGATGCAATAACCATACAATCTTTTCTTAATTCACAATCAAGAATTAACTGATTGACGATTGTGTTATGGTCTGCAACTGAATCTGCACCTTGTGTTCTTGTTGAACCTACTATCATGAATGAAACGTCTACTGAATCTGCATCACTGAAGTTATCAGTGTAAGCAGCACTCTTCTGTCCTGCAGTAGGTAAATTACCATCACTTCCGTTTGAAAGAACTGATTTTACTGGTAAAGCAGGTGTTGGGAAAGCAGAACCACCAGCAATATCTGCAATAGTGTAGTGTGTACTTGCAGCTGCGTGTGAAGTTCCGTGACCTGACCACCAAATCCAATCTGATTTTTGTGAGATTACGTTTCTGTAGTAGTTTAATTGACCGCCTGAATCTTTAGCATCTGAACACTTAGACACGAAACCGTATGTTTCTAATACTGTCTGTGGTGTTCCTGTGATTACGCCTGTTCTGTCGACAACAACTACGTGCATCTCATCATTTGCAATACCACCGTTAACGGCAGCACTTGATGAGCCTGGTGCTTTATCAAATAAAGCGTAGTGTTCCCAATATCTATCGATTGCAACATTGTCTGCGACTGCAACTGTTAGACCACCTTTAACTGGTTGTCCGATTGATTCGATAGTTAGAACTGCTCCGTTGATTGCAGTAACTCGGTATTGTGTTGCGTGACCTGAGAAAGTAATAATGTCTCTTACTAGGAAATTAGTCCCAGTATCTACGGTTACTGTAGTGTCACCTACGTCAGCGCCATCAGTGTCATTGACTAATGATGCAGAACCTTTGAAATATGCGTCACTTGTTGCACATACGTGTACGTCTATATTATTACCTAAAGCGCCTGGGCACCTAGCAATAAATGAACCAACACCGCCTGCACCACCTTCATATGTTGATGCATAGTCTTCTGAACCTTTCAGAAGTTTACTTGCCGAATTGGCAGCGTTTGCGTTAGACATACCTGTGGTATTAATCCTAACTACTCTTAGTGATGAACCATATTTCAGAAATGACTCAGCAGTATAGAAATCTTCTGCACCAGCATCTGTGTTAGCAGGTGTGAAGAAAGATTCTATTAAACCGTTTGAGTCTGAAACTGTTACTACTTCATCAACAGGGCCCCATTGAAATGAACCAGCGTACGCACCTACTGTAGATGATACTGCGGGCACAACATTTGTAAGGTCAACTTCCTTGACCTGTACGCCTGGTGATACTTGAAATGCCATACTTTTCTCCTGTTAATGTAAAAAGTTTTGTTTTACTTGATATATTTATAACTTTAAAGATTCTAAGAATTCTTAAGGATTGTTCCTTTCCTCTTCGAAGAACCATCTATCCCCACCCTCATCTACAAAGCTTTCCTCTATATATGGGTCACCCCCAAATATTCCAGCTGGCAACATATCATCTTCAATGACTCTTTGTTGTTCTGAGTATAAGAGATTCTTAACTTGATGGTTTGTGAGGTGAGTAAAATAATCAGTTGTAATAAACCAAGAAAATAATACGCAATTCATAACCATATCATCGTGATATCCTCTATCTGCTTCAAAAGACATCCCTTTATTTATGAAAGTCATAAGCTCGGTAATCGTGCTTCTGTCAATCAAATTTAATCGGTTCTCCTCCAATATCTCTTTTAGTGTAGAACATCCGATTCTTTTAATTTTTTTGGTCATGGTAACACCAATATCTTCAGCTTTAGTCATCCCCTGTGTGAATACATTGTCGTATTCTATATCATAGTGTAACTGACTTGCTACCATAGACCCTTCTGCATTGTTTTCTATTATAACTAATGCAGTGTTGTATGCTTTTGCATACTTATTTATAATATCGGGGAATAGCATAGGTGATATCATGCTATCCCGATACGTTGCAACTTGTGTGAATGGGTCTGCACTCACATCAAATATAGTCATGGTAGAGAAATCCATTCCTCTACCTTTTGCAACATCTACTGTACATATATAGGTGTGGTCTTCAACAGGTTTCTGATACACACTAAAACCATCCTTATACCACTCAGCATCCCATGCTTTCAGACCTAGTAGTGTATTAGAATTGATAAGTGTATTACCTGTTCCTAAGAAACTGTTACCATACTCTTGTTCAAATTGTGCTTCTGAGGTATTTGCAATGGTCTCTTTCTTCCATGCTTCGTCTCTGCCTGGCACGTCATGCCAGTTAATTGTGAATGATTTGTATTCTGATTGGTCATGTATTGCACTCTCGTATATCTTATGGAACATATTACCCACACCGTTTGCAGTGGAAGTGATAATAACTTTTGAGTCTTTACCCGAGGTTACAACTGGATATGTTGCAGTATAGAATGTCTCTGCATCGTCAACGAATGCAAACTCATCAAGATAAAGTAGGTTGATTGACAATCCACGAATGGACGATGATGACGTTGCAGCTGCAACAATCTTACTATCGTTTGCAAACTCTATCGAACCTTTGTTGAGAATCTTTACACCAGGCTGCAAGAAGAACGGAACAGACTCTAACATGGTTACAATACGTGCAATCATCTCTCTAGAAATTGCACCTTTGTTAGCAAGAACCGCTACTGTTACTTCGGGTTTGAATAATAAAAACCACAAAAGATAGGCACATGATGTGATTGACTTACCACTCTGACGTGATGCAAGGACTACATTGAAACGATTTGCATCATAGTGTTCAATAAGTTTATCTTGATAACCACGAAGTTTAAAGGGTACCATACCTTCATCTAGTGAGATAATCTGTGTGTAGTTTTCAATGAAATGACATGGGTTTTCAGAACACTTCAAATATTCAGCCATTTCATCTTTAGTGTACTGGTGTTCGATACCAGCACGCTTAATCATGCTGTTACCTAAGTAACCTTCATTCTTATTAACTGTCATTCTTATTTTTCTTCAGAAACTTCTGTAGTTCGGAAGTGGAACCAACATATAAATGGTTCTCTTGTTTCCCTATTCTCTGTTGGTCTTCACCCTCTAACTTCTTTAATTTGGTTTGAACGTCTAGTAATTTCTCAGCGGTTTCTCCTACAGTTTTAATTAACTGACCAGCAACTTCATATGCACGTGGGTTTTCTGTCTCCTTACATACATCTAAGATGCCGTCAATTGCATCTTGTCCTCGCTCAACGAGACCATAGAGATTTTCTCTAGTGTATTTGTAATCTGTTTCTATATTTTTAGAACGTTTGTCATCCGTTGGAACAGACTTGACAATCTCTCCAGTCTGTATTTGAATATCCGAAGTTATATCTAGAACTTCGTCTAATTTAGAATCTATATCTTTTGCCATAATTAACTCGCATCGGTAACCTTATCATCAGCAAATGTACTGATTGTTCCGTCATCATAAAATGTAACATTTTCAGCAACAACAAATGTGTCATTTGGTTGTACCGACCCAACAAACTTTAGTGTGTCTCCTTTCGAAATAGCATTTGGTTCGTTAGCAGTTATTGTACGTCTGTCTTCAGAAATTGTGGCAACAACCACATTTCCAACTGCGGTTCTGAAACCAAATATTTCATCCCCAACACTTATCTTACTATTTATTGCACTCGCAAAGGTATATGTATTTGAAGTACCAAGGGTGTCAGCACTAACAATCTCAGCGAATGCTGGTTCATAGTGTTTGACCTCTTTAACAAGACCAGCACCATCAATTTGTGTTGTAGTAAATGTACCACTTGTTTGATTTATATAATCTCTTTCGACAACACTCTTAATAACATCTCCAGTATACACAGGCCCAAAGAAGTATAACTTCATAGTGAATTCTAGTGCATAAGATATGACACGTCTTTCAGTGAAGTCACCTTCGTATGTGTCTTCCATATTAACACTAGTTAATTGAATTGGCACGTCTCTAATGTCTGACATAGAATCTACCATCTTCATTGTAACTGTATACTCGGGTTGAAAGTATGGTAAGATTTGTTCTACAATCTGTAGAGCATCATTCATATTTTTTGCAAGAACATTCAAAGTAAAGTTCAAGTTGTACGGAGCTGGTTGGTATTGATATCCTCTTCTATTACCATCACTAGTTTCTAGTTGTGATTTACTGTGACGTAATAGTTTATTTTGTTGTCTAGTAGCATCATACTCAAACCCTGTAAGTTCGAATGCAAGTCTTGGTAAAGATATTGCACTTCTATTGTTATCACTTAAGTCTGCTTCTTGTTGTAGTCTGGCGAGGAATTTTTGTTTTGGCCCATATGAAATTGGAACCTTCTGTTCATGTAATACAGTTCCGTTTTCTTTTATTTTCTTGACTGTAATATTATTAAATACGGTACCAAAGATTGACACCGCTCGCTTCATTGTCTCATTATAAAAAAATGTTCCAAACATTATGTAACCTCACCGAATGGGTTTGTCTCTGAGAAGTCTAAGTATCCATCTGCTTTTGTTTCAAAGTCTTTGTTTTGTGCAGATTTATCATGAGAGAAGTTTAAAACATCTTCAATACTATAAACAATATATTCTGCTTCTGAGTCTACACCTATGAGTGTATCACCAACAGAAATCGCTGTAGTGTTATCTTTGATATTCAGTTCTCTAGTGGTAGGAACCCAACCAACAACTTCACCCACAACTGCACCACCAAGGGTAACACTCTCACCACGTGTGTAGTTTCCACTACCATCTGCTTGTAGAATCATATCTATTGTGTAGGCGTTTTCAGTTTCAATTAAGTCGACAGCACCACCAACATCGAAATCTTCTCCACTGTATTCAAAGAGTTCACATTGTAATTTAAATACAAATAGTTTTCCAACTTGATAGAAAGGATTTTCGTGTTCTACAAATTTGATTTCAAACATAGAACCACTAAGTGGGAAGTAAATTAAGTCTCCTTCGTTTGGTCTTAATGATGTTGCAAGGTTAGAGTCTAGTGATATAAATCTTTCCCACGTTCTTAAAGAAAGAACGAAGGTTGCTTGGTCTCTTACTTGTATACCAAACTTAGACATAAGGTCTCCGTCCCCTTCATATCCTTCTGTATTTTCTACATACATTTCTACAGAATATGCATCTCCAAATTTAGACTGTACATCTTCACCAAGTATAGAGTCTTCCTCTACAATTTCTCTTGGTAGATAGTACGTCTCATTACCATACATACGCAATGACTCAACAACCAAATCTTCGTATAGATGTTGTTCAGTTTGTACTGCATGGTTAAAAAATACGTTTGTTGGCATATATTATCCCATCATATCGAGAACTGGCATTTCAAAATTCAGTCTCGATTCTTCTTCTAATCTTGTAATTTCTTCTTGCGCTTCAGTCTTCATCTGAGTAGCGTCTAGTGTGACTCCGCCTGGCAGTTGAATACCCGAGAACTTAGATAAGTTTTCACCCCACTGATACTTAACTAAAGCGGTACAATACTTCTTCAACCACATATCGTTATAGATATCAGTCATGTCTGTTGGGTCTAATTTTCTATAACACTCGATGATAATGTACTCACCTACGTTAAATTTTTCAACACTATAGTCTAGATACAATCTATTTGAGTGTGACTTGTATCTGATTGGAACTTGTCCAACTAGAATATCATTCATCATAGATAGATGCGACTGTACTTGAGCATAGTATAAAACACTAGTTGATGTTAAATCCCATAAATCATTGAGTCTTAACTGATACTGGATATCAAACATACTCGATGACGTGCCTGAACTGAATGGGAATACTTGTATTACACTTAACACATGTTCGGGTAGTGTTATGTAACTATTACTCTCTAAGTACGTCTGATTTGATACAGCTTGTGTACCAGTTGTAGCTGCGTTATGTGTTGCATTCGTTTTAAATGAGTCGATATCGTTTTGGGTTAGTTGGTGTTTTAGATATGTTTTAATTGCACCATCGTAATGGTACTCTCTGAAATACTGAAGACCCTCATCGATTCTATCATCGAATTGGTCATCATCAACGTTAACCTCTAGTACAGGAGCTCCGAGTTTTCTTTTTATATACTCTTTTAAAGATGCTTTTGAATTTGGTTCTGCCATGTTTTAAATCCGTAGTATTTGTGTCTACTACTATTTATAACAGTTGAGAACCTATTCTTGGAAGTAAGTTTTAGAAACTACTCTATCTAGTTTAGAATCTAGTTTATCCATCTTGTCGATAATTCTCTGAAACTCTGTTTCTATTTGGTCTCTTGTGACATATTCACGGGCTATTTCTTCCCTAGTTTTATTAACCAAAATGTCTATACGTTTTTGTTCAGATAAGATTGTTCTAACAAGGAATCCCATAGGTAGGACAACAAGTGTTAGAAATATATTCCAAAGTACGCCTGGTGAGATAGCAATTTCCATACACTTATTTAGGAAAGAATGTTTGTTATCCTTGTTGATTTTCCCAATCAATAGGTTCATATTGGTACTTTTGTAACATACCGTTTTCATCTAAACCAAATGTATTCTCATCGGGATGCCAACCTGTAGCGAAATTGTTTCTATAAGCTTCAACATCATTAATTTGAAATGCTGAATTGAATGATATTGAATATCTGTCCTTGTCTGTCAAGTTTGGTGCTACCATATGCATCATACCACTAGGGAATAAAATCAATTCTCCTGTTTTTGGTTTGAAGTCCCATGACTCTTGGTGTCTATTGGAATTTGGCATATCAGAAACAACTTTAGGGTCTGTATTGATAGCAACAAAATCTCCTTCATCACCATCAGCATGGATATAGAAGACGCCACTATACCAACAACCATTATGTAAGTGTGGTCTGTTCCATGCAGTTTTATCATTTATATTTGCCCAACAGTTACCCATTTGAAATGCTGTCTTTGTTGGGTCAACCCCAAAGTAATTCCAAACCTCTTGGTAGAATACTGTACTAATTCGATTCATTAATTTTTGGAACGTTGGATTATTGTCTACACCATCGTTAGACTGCCATCCAGTATAAGCATTTGAAACTTGTCTACCAACACCATCACGTCTACGCATAGCATCCATCTCATCTTTCAACATTTTCATGTATTCATCATCTAGAACGAGCTCATCTCCCATCTGTGTTGGGCATGTCATGTTTCTTTGAAAGATGACGGTTGGGAATAAATATCTAATCATTAAAGTTTAACTCCAGTTGAACCTCAGTAGGTTCTTGTTCTTCACTTACGTGCATAGGGCATTCGGGTGGGGGATTATCATTTTTAAATAGTCTAGCTTTAGGTACCCAATAACCCTTATTTCTATACGGGCCCAAATCTCTAATACCATCCTTCCCTTCAAATGGCGCTTTATGACCCCATTCTTGCATTGATAAAACCTTCTCAGTAGAAGGGTCATGTGGGTCTATTTTATACCCTCTTCCTTTAGTTTCTTGCCAGTGTTCATGTGATTTTATTTCAAATGAAGCATGCCACTCTTCTCTCTTAAACGGTATAATCTGACAAAGAGGGGTTCCTTTTGGTATAACAAATGAATGGTCGACTTTAGGATAAAAAATTATCTGTGCATTGTCTAGACCAACATTAAATGTATCAGTATCAATAATACCCTGCCAACATGCAAAGTATTTATTCTGAAATAAGAATGGGTCTAAGTAGAAGCATGAATAGCCAGGCGGGGTTTTTATGTTCCACGGATTTCTGAATTTAAATGCATCTTTTATAGGAGCTTTACCGTCACCACTACCATAGTATTCAAAAGATTCTCTAACTTGTTCTTTAGGATGGGACTGTGAATGGGTTGAAGCATCCTTACCATCCCAAGTAAATACTTTATTGGTGCCACTATCATTGATTCCTTCACCATTTATAACATGAATGTCTCTATTAGCAACAATAATCCATCCGCTCTTTAACCAATCATCCATTGCTGGACAAGCACGAATAGTTTGTTGTTGTCTACCTTGAGTAAACTCCGCTACCTTAGTTTTCTTCCACCACTCGGGTAAAATACTCTTTGCTAATACTGGTTTAAAATCAGCGAGGGTCTCTGAGCTGTAACTGTGAAATTCTATCATTGGCATGATATTCTTCTCCTTCATGTGTAAGTGATACTTCATCACCTCTTAATACTATAGAACGTCTGTCCATGTATCGTGCTTTTGTTGTAGGTGCATCTGCACCATGTGGAATTCTTCCGTCAAACATCAGCAATCTGTTTGGTTTATATTCTACAGAAGCAACTTGGTGATTCTTGACGTGGTCTGCTCTCCCATCAAGTCCAAATTGCATAGTATCATAAATTCTTAAATCTCCACCCCATGATGGATACCATACAGGACTGCAATAATATAGAAACGATATATTCCAATCTTCATCTTGAGCACAATCAGAATGTGTTGTCCCATCTAGTCCCTGTGTTTGAGAGTTCAATCCCATGTATTGAAATTTCTCCCATTTAAATCCAAATTCAGTTCTTAGTCTGCTATCTATATATCTAGCAAACATGGCATTCAATGGGTCTGACCCCCTCTCAGGAACCAAATTACCTTTACCTAGTGAACCATCCTCTTCAAATGCTCCTCTAAAGTAAGTTGCACCCCAAAAACTATGATGGGGAAATCCAGTAGCGCTACCGCTCTGAACTTCATTTGTTTTAGACCATTCACTATAAGTCCTTAGATGGACATTTGCATAGTGATGAAATAAATCAACACTGAGCCAATCATCCAATACATAGATATCTTGTAAAGGTAGGTCTTGAATTTTAAAAGGTTTATCAATATGAACAACCTTTGGATTTAGATTAACCGCCAATTTTTGTATCCCGTTGAGGTGAGAAATTTTCTGTTTCGGGAATTGCTTGTGGTTGTGGTAGTTGTTCCACATAACTAGTAAAATCTCTAAGAGTATCTTCTCTAGTTGCTACAATCTCATTCATAACTTGGTCAAAGATGTGCCATAATGCATCAGCATACTCCATAACACGTCTAGCATTAGACCTGTAAGGATGGTTGGAACCTTCTCTACCAACATAGCCAACCTCTGCCAAATCAGAAAAATTAAATCCGTTAGCACATGCTTCAACATTCTTATTACACATATAAGCTAGTTGTTCAATGTATTGACTGTTTAAAGTGACACCCATAGGTGGTTCTGAATTTTTAATGTAAGTTTCGACAGCGTCTTTTTCATCTGCATTTAAGGGAATTTGTTCTTGGTCTTGGAACTCTTTTTGAACATCCCAGTTGAGAATCTTAAGTTCTTCTTCAGCGTAGACTAGAACATCATAATCAAATCCCAATTCGGGTTTGTCGACATTTTCAAACTTATAATGCAAACCATTAGGTTTGGTAATCATAAGTTCATTGTTTTCTGTGTAAATTAGTGCATTCATAATATATCCTTTTTCTCCATTATATCATAAGATTGTTATCACAACAAGCTGTTTTTAACTTTGTTGTAGTGTTCTAAATTATTTATGTGTTCTGTATCCATCCCATTTATCCATGGCCCACCTCTTGTATAGTGAACAGCAGAGAAATCCCACTTAACCTCGGGGTCATCATATCCCTCAACGAACACATACTTCTCGGGGATGGGAGCAATCTTATCAGTCCATTCGAATTGATGCAATTGGGCACCTGTCCAAGTGTTAACCACTTCGGGTGTTAACTTCTTACAGTCGGGATGACTGTTATTGAAGAACATCATAGATGACCATAGTTTACATGGATAATCTATATTAACTTCTCCATCAAACTTGGTTTCATCATGTTTAATTTGCGGATACTTGATACATGCTACTGCATCATCTTGACCTAGGTAATAGAACATCGGCATAGGGTTTTTATTAAAGATGAAGTCATCATCTACAAACATACTAAACCCTTCATAGTTCTCAAGATACGGTATTAAGAATCTACTGTATGTAAACTCAGTAGATTGATTTGCATACTCTCTAGTGTACTCGGGTATCTTTGAAATGTCAAGTATTTTAATTTCTGGCGTAAACCTAGTGTAATCAACAAATCTCCCACCACCAACACTTCTCTTCACTGCATCTAATATAGATTGCTTGGAGTACAACTCTAGATTATTGTGTCTAGGGTCATAACCAATATAAATTGTTAGAGGTTTTCCAGCAGAAAGTTCTGTAAACTTCTTACTATGTTTCCAAACTTCTCTTCTAAATTCTATATTGGAATGGTCGGATTGGTATTCAAGTGTACCATTAGTAAATATAACACTCAAGTTTTTATGATTGCATTTTGTATTACCATTGAGGATGGTTTCTTTCCAGTAATCCAAAGAATCGTCTATGGACATTGATGGAATGTCGGGGAATGTATCTTGGAAATCCCATATCAAAAGTTCATGTGTTGGGTCTTCCATCTCTTCAAATACACCTGAACGTACACTGCCTGGATGTATCATAAGTTGTGTGAAATTACCACCGTTAGGAGATTGAGTATATCCTTGAATAGGAGCCCACAATCCCTCCTCTCTAATACTTTGTGTAATCCAATGAGCTTTCGCACTATGATAATACATTGAATTCATAGATATGTTAAAATCTTCTTGATGAAAGTCACGTGGGTCGGTTGCTTCACCACAGTAGTCTTTAATTTCTTTTATTTCATCATCAACAGTAGCAACTTGGAATTTTGTTGTTATATTTTTTTCACCTTCGGGTTGGATTCCTGAAGTGTAAATATCTGGCATGAATTTGTGATATGCATTACACTGAAATTGTAATCCATTAAAGGTCGTAATCTCTTTCTGTCTTCTCAGTGTATCAAGGTCTGACCACTTAAGAAGTCGTAGGGGAGGCATAACATTATCAAAAAAATATGATAAGACTTTATAGAACTCGCTGTCTTTATCAATCTCATCAATATTAGTAGACCCTAAATGATATTGGGGTAATAGATGCCTCTGAGCATGACCATAAGTTTTGAGTTCTTCAGTTGGTATAGGGGTTTCTTCTAATTTTAGAAGTAGTGCATCAAGTGTTGTTATTTTTTCCATAAACTAAATTCCAGTAAATTGCTTCTACCAGTATTTAGTCGATGAAAATTAACTTATATCAGTAGCAGGCCACTGTTGTGACAAGTTACCATCCCAACGTATAACAGGTGACCTACCTTGTCTACTATATGTCGAAGGTTGTCTGTTCTGATAAGTGAACGGTGTTCTACCTTGTCTACTATATGTTGAAGGTTGTCTGTGTTGATACGTGAAAGGAGTTTGTCCTTGTCGTGCATATGTGCCAGGTTGTCTGTTCTGATAAGTGAACGGTGTTCTACCCTGTCTAGCATAGGTGCCAGGTTGTCTTGCATTAGCAATATATGGTTGTTGACCATTCACTGGATTTCTATACGTACTAGGTTGTCTAGCGTTAGCGATATATGGTTGTTGTCCATTCACTGGGTTTCTATACGTACTAGGTTGTCTGTTCTGATACGTAAATGGCGTTTGACCCTGTCTAGCATATGTGCCAGGTTGTCTATTTTGGTACGTAAATGGTGTTTGACCCTGTCTAGCATAAGTGCCAGGTTGTCTGTTCTGATACGTAAATGGTGTTCTACCAGTTCTCTGATATGTACTAGGTTGTCTGTTCTGATACGTAAATGGTATTTGATAACTTACAGGGTTTCCATAGATAGCAGGTTGTCTATTACTATATGTAAATGGTACTTGATATCCTACAGGGTTTCTATATGTAAATGGAGACCTGTTTTGGTACGTAAATGGAGTTTGTCCGTTAACTGGGCTTCTATACGTACTAGGTTGTCTATTTTGGTACGTAAATGGATTTTGACCATTCACTGGGTTTCTATACGTACTAGGTTGTCTATTTTGGTACGTAAATGGATTTTGACCATTCACTGGGTTTCTATACGTAAATGGTTGTCTATTTTGGTACGTAAATGGTGTTCTACCCTGTCTAGCATAGGTGCCAGGTTGTCTATTTTGGTATGTGAACGGTGTTCTACCCTGTCTAGCATATGTACTAGGTTGTCTGTTCTGATAAGTGAACGGTGTTTGACTATTAGCAATATATGGATATGGTTGCTGAGCACTCGCAATATATGGTTGTTGACCGTTTACAGGGTTTCTATATGTGAATGGATTCCTTGCGTTAGCAATATATGGTTGCTGTGCTGATACTGGGTTTCTGTAACCAGCAGGTTGTCTAGCATTCGCAATATATGGTTGTTGTCCTGAAACAGGGTTTCTGTAACCAGCAGGTTGTCTAGCATTGGCAATATAAGGCGTTTGAGCATTTACAGGGTTTCTATATGTAAATGGTTGTCTATTATTGTAAGTAAATGGCACACGATAACTTACAGGGTTTCTATATGTAAATGGAGACCTGTTTTGGTATGTGAACGGAACCCTATATGTGAATGGGTTACGATACGTACTAGGTTGTCTAGCATTCGCAATGTATGGAACCCTATATGTGAATGGGTTACGATACGTACTAGGTTGTCTTGCGTTAGCAATATAAGGCACACGATACGTAAATGGATTACGATACGTACTAGGTTGTCTAGCACTCGCAATATAAGGCACACGATACGTAAATGGGTTCCTATAGGTGCCAGGCTGTCTTGCGTTAGCAATATAAGGCACACGATACGATGCGCTGTACGTGAACGGTTGTTGTGCAATGGATGGAACCTGATAACTGCCTTGTGCCATGTCTTTTCCTATTAATCCCTTAGTTCACTTGGGTTCAGAGGGTTTTGGTAATACTTCTGCCAAGCCCAAACTTCCAAGTTGTTAGCAATACAAGCATCGATATCCGCCTCAGCTTGTGCTAAGTCCGTATTTTCTCCTACTGTGTATGCTGCTTTAAATCCTGTTTGTGTACAAGTTACATCTCCGTCAATATCAGAAAATACAAAATCTTTATTTAAAGCAGTTTCAGTACTTCCATCGGGGTTTGTTATTGTTGTTTCATATAATGCCATATTTCTAATTCCTATTTTGTTACATCTATTCTAAGGTAGCCGTAAGCACCAGCTGTACTGTTTTCTCTCATCATATTTCTACCTTGTATATACCAACGACCTTGTGAATACTGCATATACTGGAATGGTAATGAGAAAGGTGATGGGTAATAACCTCTAGTCCACTGAGTAAGAATTTGCGACAGCGGGCCAATTGGTAGTGAATTTGTACCACCAATGAAGAAAGTTGTCGGTGCGGAACCACTGTTTTGGTATGCTGTAACAGCGTAGTATGGCAAGGCAGAACCAGTAACAGCATTAAAGTTCTGTAAAGAACCTGAAGATGTTTGATAAGTTCCCAAAGGGCCACCAAAAGAAGAGAATAAACCTACACCCTCAACATATCCCATCTGATAACTGTTAGCATAAGCAGTACTAGATTCCCAATAACCAACAGGTGCCCTGTATGGATAGGTGCCAGGACTTCTTGAACTCACAGATGCTCTAGCATTAGCAGTGTAAATCGCTGGATACCTAGCATTGTAAGTAAACGGTGTTTGAGAGTTACTTGGTGACTGAGCGTTAGCAGGGTATCTTGCGTTGTAAGTAAACGGTGATTGTGCGTTACTAGGACTCTGAGCGTTAGCAGGATACCTAGCATTGTAAGTAAACGGCGATTGAGCATTACTAGGACTCTGAGCGTTAGCAGGGTATCTAGCATTGTAAGTAAACGGCGATTGAGCATTACTAGGTGACTGAGCGTTAGCAGGGTATCTAGCGTTAGCAATATATGGTTGCTGTGCTGATACTGGGTTTCTGTAACCAGCAGGTTGTCTAGCATTCGCAATGTACGGAGTTTGACCATTCACTGGGTTTCTATACGTACTAGGTTGTCTGTTCTGATACGTAAATGGTACTCGATATCCTACAGGGTTTCTATAAGTGAACGGTGACCTATTTTGATACGTAAATGGTACTTGATATCCTACAGGGTTTCTATATGTAAATGGAGACCTGTTTTGGTACGTAAATGGTTGTTGTCCGTTAACTGGGCTTCTGTATGTAAATGGAGACCTGTTCTGATACGTGAACGGTGTTCTACCTTGTCGGGCGTATGTGTTTGGTTGTCTAGCGTTAGCAATATAAGGCGTTTGAGCATTCGCAATATATGGATACGGTTGTTGAGCATTCGCAATATATGGAGTCTGACTATTAGCAATATACGGATATGGTTGTTGTGCGTTCGCAATGTACGGATTTTGACCATTCACTGGGTTTCTATACGTAAATGGTTGTCTAGCATTCGCAATATAAGGCGTTTGAGCATTTACAGGGTTTCTATACGTAAATGGTTGTCTAGCATTAGCGATATATGGCGTTTGAGCATTTACAGGGTTTCTGTATGTAAATGGTTGTCTAGCATTAGCGATATATGGTTGTTGTGCAGAAACAGGATTTCTATATCCAGCAGGTTGTCTTGCCTGAGCAATGTAAGGTGTCTGTGAACTTGATGGATTCTGATAAATAGCAGGTTGTCTAGCGTTAGCAATATAAGGCGTTTGAGCATTAGCAATATATGGATACGGTTGCTGGGCATTCGCAATATAAGGCGTTTGACTATTTGCTATATAAGGATACGGTTGTTGAGCGTTAGCGATATATGGGGTCTGACTATTAGCAATGTACGGATACGGTTGCTGAGCGTTAGCGATATAAGGCGTTTGAGCATTAACTGGGTTCCTATATGTAAATGGTGACCTGTTCTGATACGTAAATGGTGTCTGTGCATTTACAGGATTCCTATATGTAAAAGGAGCCCTATGTTGATATGTAAATGGAGTTTGACTATTTGCTATATAAGGATACGGTTGTTGAGCGTTAGCGATATAAGGCGTCTGATTATTGGCAATGTACGGATACGGTTGCTGAGCGTTAGCGATATAAGGCGTCTGTGCATTAGCAATGTAAGGATACGGTTGCTGTGCATTCGCAATATATGGGGTCTGACTATTAGCAATGTATGGGTAAGGTTGTTGTACAGACTGTTGACCCGATGCATTATTCCACCCTGTAGGTGTCTTAACGTAAATTTGGTCTACCGCTGACCATGTGGTTGAACCTGTTTTAACCCAAGCACCTTGGGTAGAATTCCAGCCCTGCGGTGTTTTTACCTTCTGTGAACCTGATGCCATTTATATTATACCTTAAAAATTAAAAAAATATACTCTATTAAGAGTATAAAATCCACATATCACCAACCGCACCATCACTACTTGAAGGTGCTGATGTGTTCTGATATATGTTTCTCACATATCCACCTGAATTACTAGCGTTAGTTGTAGTAATTGTTCCTAGTGTTGCGTTTGAACCACTCTCGTATTTAGTGTTCAAAGCAGTCTGTAATCCGTCAACATTTGCAATCGTATGATTATGTGAATCATCTGCAACTGCAGCTGAAATTGTGATATTACCAGTTCCATCAAATGATGCAGAACCTGATAAGTCTCCACCCAATGCAATTGTTCTTGCAGTAGTTAACTTAGCAGCACTAGATGCAGTAGAAGCGTTTCCTGTCAATGAACCTTCAAAAGAAGATGCCTTAACATTATACGAACCAAATGTCCATTCGTCTTCTGACTCGTCCCATGTCAATGAAACATTAGCAGAAGTTCCTCTTTCAACTTCAATACCTGAATCCTGTGAAGGTGTTCCAGTAACATCATTGTTAAGTGTAATGATATTATCAGATACATTAAGTGTTGCAGTGTTAACAGTTGTTGTAGTTCCGTTAACAGTCAAATCGCCTGAAAGTGTAAGGTCTGCAAAAGACACATCACTAGTTGTTGAAACTGCCTGACCAATACTGAATTGACCACCACTGTATGCAACACCAGTACCAGCACTTAAATGAGCACGTGTCTCAGCAGCACTAGGGCCTGTATATGTTATTACACCAGTACCACTATTATATGCAAGTGAACCATCTCCACCTGAATCGGTGACTGATAATTTACCTCTTACTTGTGAATCACTAATACCTGAATATGTAATTGCACCAGTTGAAGAGTTGTATGATAGTGAACCATCTCCAGCGTTATCAGTAACTGAGATTAGACCTCTTACTTCTGCATCTGTTCTTTCTGTGAATGAGAAAGCACCAGTTCCACTGTTATATGATAAATCACCACCAGCAGATACTAATCCTCTGATATTTGCATCTGATAAACCAGCAAGTGTAAGTGTTCCAGCAGTATCGTCATATGTTGATGTGATGTTTGTTCCACCAACTATCAAACCATTTACGATATCTTCGATTTCTTCTTCAGTTTTTCCTGAAGAGTTAATTGTAAGTGTTCCAGCAGTATCGTCATATGATACTGTGATGTTAGTTCCTGCTGTTGCCATACTACCAACAACATCTTGCACTCTTTCTGTTGTATGATAAAGGTTACCATTTTCTGATACATCACCAGTGTCTAGTGTGACTGCACTACCTAAGGCAGTTGCACTTCCGTTAACTGTGATTGAACTATTAGCAAGTTTTGCGTTTGATATAGAACCCGCCAACATAGCGTCTGTAATACCTAATGCTTTTACTTGAAGTGTGTCTGAACTTGTTTCGATTGAACTACCGTCAACATTTACTGCAAGAGATAATGCACCTGTAGTTCCACCGCCTGATAAACCGTCTCCAGCAGTGACACTTTCGATATCACCAGCATCGTTTGTGAAACTAATTACACCAGTTGAGTTATCGTATGATAAATCTCCACTTGCTGATATTAAACCTCTAACATGTGATGTTGATACTGCAAGGTCGATTGCACCATCGTTTGCATCGTCATAAGATGCAGTAAGACCTGTATGTGTACCATTGGTTGCAATCTGAGCACCAACTGTATCTTGAATATTTTCGTAAGGTACTCTAATTTCTAGTGTTCCAGCTGCATCGTCATAAGTTGTTGCAACGTTTACACCAGCAGTAACTAAAGCACTAACTCTATCGTCAACTCTTTCATTTGTGAAAAATAGATTTCCGTTTTCTGCAAAATCACCAGTGTCTAAATTTAATGTCCCACCTAATGATAATGAATTAGAATTTATTGTTACACTTGAATTGGATAGTTTATTATTATCAACAGAACCCGCCAACATGGCATTAGTAATACCACCTGCTTTGACTCTTAATGTGTCTGAATCTGTTTCGATTGAACTGTCATCTACTTGGACAGCAAGTGATACATTACCACTTGTACCGCCACCTGTAAGACCATCACCAGCAGTAACACCTGTAATATCACCAACTTGTCCGTTAAGTGTAAGTGTTCCAGCAGCATCATCGTATGTAGATGTAAGTCCTGTTCCAGCAACAATTAAAGAATTAACTCTGTCGTCAACTCTTTCGTTTGTGAAGTATAGGTTTGAGCCTTCTGATAAATCACCTGTATCGAATGCAGACATATTGACTGCAATGTCATCTGCGTTTACAGTAATACCTGTACCAGCACCAATGTTTAATGTTGCATCACCTGAAGTTGCAGTACCAGTTAAACCAGCACCAGCATTTACTCCTGTGATATCTCCAACTTGTCCTGTGATTGTTAATGTGTTAGCAGAATCATCATATGATAATCCAATACCAGCACCAGCAGTTAGTAACGAAGCAACTCTATCGTCAATAGTCTCACTACCAATAGCAGCACCAGTAATAGAACCACTAGAGTCTATAACCTCTACGCCATTGACGTTTAAACCATTCTTAATATTAAAATTCTTTTCACCAGCCATTAGATAGTTCCTCCGTCAATCTGAACATTGTTCAGTGTCTTAGATGTCGATGCATCCGACATGTGTGTGTCTACTAAAGAGTTTGCGTAGTACTTAGCGGAACCTTCGGAAAGATTATCAGTTGTTAAATCTGAAATTGCAGCTGCAACGATTTTTCCTGATGAATTAATTACTTCGGTGGTTCCAACACTGACTCCGTACTCTACTACAAATTTATTTTGTGTTGCCATTTTTGCGTGTGTCCTGTACGTTAAATGTGATTTCTTACTACTGTATTTAGAACATTGGAGTGTTCATAACAAGGTGAATCGGGTTAAACTTTTAAAATATTTCTACTAAATTTGAATACTGTTGAATTTGCTGAAGCGGGGATGACTCTAAGTCTAACACTACCCGAGGAAGTGTCAACAGATAGGGTAAATAACGAAGTTCCTGTTGTTATATCACCGTATTGTGAAAAGTAAGCATTACTTCCATCATGTATTACCATAACTTCTGTTGCATGATAATTACTTCCACTAGTTGCCTGTAAATGATACTTTCCACTTCTGTATGCTAGTAGTGAAAACGTATCTAATGTAGCTTCAGTTGTTGAAGTTGTAGTGACTGAATCATTAGCATCTACTCTTAGATTACCTAAACTCAGTGGCCCAACTGCTGTCAACTGACCTGTCGCTTCTATATCACCAGCTTTAAAATCTGCAAATGCAAATCCTGAACCAGTAGCGTCAACAGTATTGCCTGGTTCTAATTCTAATCCGTCAAACAACTTCCATGTTGAGTCAGAAGCATCTCTGAATAAACCAGTATATTCAGTTGCGCCATCTGACAATCCATCATCATAGTTTCCATAAAGACCAATATCGATTAAGTCACTTGAAGTGTTCCCACTTGCAAGTTCAAACATAGAATCTGTAACAGAAACTGTTGTTGAATCAATTGTAAAACTAGTGCCCGAAACAGTTAGATTTCCAGTGACCGTTAAGTCCCCATCTACTGTCGAGTTATCTTGGGATGCTATCCCTAGGTCTGTGTAGAACTTTGATTTCGTTGCCATGATACTATTTATACATTATGAGAGTTAAAAAAAGGGGACTGAAAAGTCCCCTAAAAATAGTTTTTTTAATGATTAAGCGTCTACCGTTGTCCTATCAAATTTGATAACTGTAGATGAACTACTTGCTGGAGTTACTTTCAATCTTACATCTGTACCACTAATGTCAGCATCAAACGATGCAAGGTTAGATGATTTCAATGTTCCATATTGAGTTAGAGTCACTGCTGAACCGTCATGTACTACGACAATTTCAGTAGAGTGAAAATCTGAACCCGAAGACATAGCAACAACATATCTTGCAGCCCTATACGTTGCATGAGCAAACGTATCGATAGCAACTTCTGTTACTGCAGTAGTGGTAGAACCACCCTGTGTATGTCCATTAGAACGAATATCCTTTGTAGTAGTAATAACATCATTACTGACATCAAACTGTATACCACGGATTAACTCGGCAAGTTCGAAACCTCTTGTTTTAGCCATTTCTTATGCCTCCCTATTGCATTCTAATTTGGAACGTTTTAAATGTAGTATTCGTATTAGCAGGTGTTACTAGCAATCTCATGTTATTACTATTCATATCACTAGAAAGTGTGAATAGAGATGAACCTGAGTATGCATCACCATACTGAACGAAGTATACATTCGAACCGTCATTGATTAAAAGAACCTCAGCAGCGTGAGTACCACCAGTAGCATGTGTTGCAACAATTACATGTTTAATTGCAATTACTGCTTTTGCGTTAGAAGTCAATACTTGGTCAGCAGTCGTTGCTGTTAAAGCAACTGTTGTGAAGAAACCTTGTACAAGGTTTGATATTGAAGTCTGTGCAACTACTTGTAATACATCTCCCGCCACAGCGTTCGCCTGTAATGTGATAACTGAAGTACTAGTTGTAGCATAGTCATCACCACTCACTAATTTAACACCATTCAGATAGACTTGTTCTAGTCCAACAGTGTAAGCAAGTGTTACACCATTATCATCTGAACCTGAAATTACGGTTGTGTTACCAGTTATATCATACTTGAAAGTTGTTACACCAGTGCTTGGTGCATTTACGAAACCTAAAGTTCCACTTCCATTTGTTGATAATAACTGTCCACTAGAACCGTCTGCAGTTGGGAATGTTAAAGCATCATTGATAGTTAGAGAAGTTGGGTTAGACCCAACCTCTACAACAGCAGCAGAACCATCATTCTTCTCAGTGTAAAACCTACCGTGATAGGTATTTACCGCCAATTCACCAAGTGCAAGGTCACTTACGCCTGGTAATGCGTTCTGAGTAGAACTTCTTTTAAATTGGATTACTGTTGCCATTTTATTCTCCTATTGAATCGGTTAATTTGGATTATTAATTAAAATGTTCCGCCGTCAATAGCAGTAACTGTTACCGCACCACTTGATACTGTAAAGTTGTCTGAATGAAATGAAGCAATACCTTTTACTGAAGCAGTTGCATCTTTAATAGATACAGCACCACTTGAAACATCAAAGATAGCAGAAGCAAAACTTGCGATACCTTTATTAGATGTTGTAGCGTCTTCTGCAGACAATGTGATTGCACCGTCAGCATTAGTTACATCAATACCTTCACCAGCAGTTAAAGTTGCAAGTTCCATGTCTCCATTAGAACCATTACCAACCAATAACTGACCAGCAGCAGGAGCAGCACCGTCTACAGAAGTGATTGAACCACTTAATGCAAGACCAGCACCTGAAAGGTTACCAGCTGTTGAAAGACTACCAACTGTTAATGCACCAAATTCTGCATCACCAACACTTCCTGAGAAGACTGAAGATGTATCTGTTGCATCTTGGATGAACTTAAACTTACCATCTGAATCGTCCATACCAAAGAAACCAACTTTTGCAGCTGAACCATTGTGCCAGTTGAATTTGATACCTCTGTCTAAGTTATCGTCTGAAGTTCCTTCACCGATTTCAAATACAGGGTCATCAATTTCTACTGTTGTAGAGTTAACTGTTGTTGTTGTTCCGTTTACTGTCAAGTTGCCAGAAACTGTTAGGTTACCTGAAGCAGCGATGTTAGTAGATGTGATGTCATCCGATGTAAGTGTTCCATCAACGTCTACGTTGTTGAAAGTTACGTTAGATGTTGTTGCAACTGCCTGACCAATAGATAAATCTACTGTTTGACCTGATACAGAAGTTGTTACACCAGTTCCACCACTAAATGTGATTGACTGAGAGTCTAAGTCGACTGAACCACTTCCACTGTCACCAGCCATGTCTAAGTCTTGTGCTGTGATGTTTGAATCTACATATGCTTTAACAGATTGCTGAGAAGGAACTTTAACTGCAGAGTTTGAAGCCATATTGTCTTCGTCTACTAAGAAGTCGATTTTTCCTACTGTTACGTTAGCGTCAAGAATCTTAGCAGTTGTAACTTTATCGTTTCCGATTGTTACTGCACCACTAGATGCCATAGTTGCATCACCACTCATTGATACGTTATCGAATGAATTACTTCCATCATGAACAAGCATTTGTCCGCCTGTTGGAGATGAAATATCTGAATCCGTTGCACCTGCTAGTGTTGATGTTGTTGATAAGAATGATAAGTTTCCACTACCATCTGTACCAATTACTTGGTTTGCAGAACCGTCTGCAGTTGGAAGTACGAATGTAGTTGATGCAGCTAATGTATCGGCAGCTTTCAATGCAACGAAGTTTGTTCCGTTGTCTGAATCTTCCAATAACTGTACACTTGCACCAGCAGTTGCACCATTACCAACTTTAAAGTTAGCAGGTGTTGCAGCTGAACCACCTAGTATATCCGTATAATATTTACCACCAATTGCTTGAATAAGTGGAGTAGAGTTATCTGAGTCTACTGATTCGATATATAGTTTCGCACCAGCTCCCGAATTCGCTCTATCTTGTACATATGCCAACTCACCTACTGATAAATCACTCGTAGATGGAGCCGCAACACCTGTACTTCTTTTAATTTGAATTACTGTTGCCATTTTTTTCTCCTGAAAAAATTAGTTATTTTTTAATAAAATTATGTTAATTCTAGTTGTCTAGAATATGATTCATTATGTATTCTGTCCACTCACTATGTGGGTCGCTGTCTCACTGTCGACAACCTTGATTTGTCTTTTATTTAGACAATTAGAATGTTCCACCATCGAGGATGGTAGTTGTAGTCCACTTATCTGAAGCAGCATCGTAAGATAGAAGACCGTCATCTGTTTCAGATGCGTTTACGTCTGCAAGTTCATTGATTGATTTTGTAGTTAAGTCCGAACCGCCCGAAACAGAAGCAGCATTTCCTACTGCAACTTGTTTCGCACGTAGATTGCTTCCACCTTGTACTCTGCCGCCTATTGTTGCGACTCTACTTAATGTTCCTTTAATATTGCTCATCTTGTAACTCCCGGCGTAATTATAGCTTGTCCTTCAACAACACGTGTCTTGAGACCATTACCATCAGTTGTGACCAAGTCATAAACATACCTGCCTGGACTCATAGCTGCTGTTACAGTGTCGGTGAGTGACATAGTGACCTGTCCTGTAGCATCTTGTACAGTACAAGCAAATGTTGCTGCTACTGTACTAGATTCATAAGTTTTTCGAATTTGTCCTGTTGCACTATACCCTGACATATTCAAAACTGCACCGTTAACATCTGTAACGTCAACAGTAATCTGAAAGTCAGCACCTTGGTCTACGAATATATTTGCAATTATGGCCATTTAACTATTTATACCTTTTTATGTTTTACTAAACTGTGCAGTTGGAACAGATTGGTGAATATTCTCAACAGTGCCACTATCATTGACGTACACTTTATTTAGTTTCTTTATTTGGTTTCCATCATTTACATATATCCCTTTAACTTTAGCGATCGGCCCAATACTTCTAGTTGTACTATAATCTTGTTGATATATGTAAGGTTGTTGTACTTGATATGCAACTTGATACGTAACTTGGTATGTAGTGGGTTGTCTAGCATTAGCAATATAAGGTTGCTGTGCATTCGCAATATACGGATAAGGTTGTTGTGTTATCCTAATAACAGGGGTGTTATATGCCCTCTGTAAAATATAAGGTGTCTGTGCATTAGCAATGTAAGGTGTTTGTGCATTTACAGGATTCCTATATGTAAATGGATTCCTATTCTGATACGTAAATGGTGTCTGAGCATTAGCAACTGCAGTACTAGGTTGTCTATGTTGATAGGTGAACGGTGTCTGTGCCTCAGCAGTATATGGATATGTTGTTATCGCTGGTTGCTGATGATTATAATTCCTCGTCCTTATTACAGGGTATGTAGTAGGTTGTCTAGCATTAGCAATATAAGGTTGTCTAGCTTCTCTAGTATATGTAAACGGTGTTTGTCCTTGTCTAGCATATGTAAATGGATGTCTATAAGACACCTGTGTTTGTGCAACACCTTGTCTAGAATATGTTGTCGGGTGTCGATATGCAACTTGGTATGTAGCAGGTTGTCTATGTTGATAAGTAGACGGTTGCTGTGAAGTAGTCGGACTCTGATGCTGATATGTAGAAGGTTGTTGGTTTATATACGGAGCATTTTGCTGTATAGTTACCTGTATTTCTTTCTGTGCTGTTCTTGGATACGTAAATGGACTCTGATAAGTCGTCTGTGCTTGAGCATTTGCAGTATATGGTTGAGTACCGATAACAGGTGTTCTGTAACTAGCAGGGTGTTGATACGTAACTTGATAATCTTGTTGTCCGATAGCAGGATATGAATACGTAGCTGGTTGTTGTGCTATAGCAGGTACAGGTCTTCTTCCTTCAGTTTCCACACTCAACGTTTGTTGGAATGTGAAAGGGTTATTTTGTTGTGTAAATCCTGTGGCCATCTTAATAGAACCTCAATCGTTTAGGGGCATTAACCACTGTGAACCCCTGATGAGCTGATGGTAGTCCTCCACCAACAATCCAGTTCACCCCTTGAATATTATATACTCCGCCAGATGGAGACCCTGTATTGACCGCTTGCATATATATCACTGGTATTCCACTAATGTGATTCCAAGTATTACTCTGATAACTCCAGTAAGCATATTCTATCCTACTCCACTGACCAGTAGCATTTAATCTCATAGGTTGACTTGGTTTTAATTGTATATGATTATTCACAGCTGGGTCATGTGAGTACAACCCAGTCCAAGTCATTGTTCCACCCATTCTTTGAGTTGTCTTCCAAGATGTTGGTACGCCTTGTGTTCCTTGACCCGCTAAAACTTGGGCGGGTACCCCCGAGAATGGGGGTAAGAAAGCACCTGTTGCGCCAGATTGAGGGGAACCACTGTTAGTATTACCATCAACACCTGCTGGAGCATAGAATGACCCAAGTCTTGAGCCCATGGCAGCAAATTCGTCTGTTCCAACCAAACCACCATAACTATACTGTTGGTGATTTCCTGGGCCATGGAAATATTCTCCAACTATAGGGTCGGGATACTGATAAGCGACCGCTAGTTGGTTTTGTCCTATAGCAGGAACTTGATTTGGTTGCTGATATATGTAAGGTTGTTGTATCGTGGTTTGATAACTTGCTTGGTAATTACCAGTCGCTGTATATATCACTGGTCTTTGAGCAATTGATTGTGTAGTGAACTGATATGTTGCTGGTTGTCTAAACCCATAATTACCTTGTATCTGAGCAATATAAGGTGATTGCGCTTGTACACTCGCCTGAGCGTTTGCTTGATATGTGTATTCTTGTATTGCTGGTTGTTGTGCAATAACTTGATATGTAGCATTTACCGCTGTTTGTCTATTTGCAATTGAAGGATTAGCATTATCAATCGTAGTTTGTCTATTTGCAATTACAGGATGTCTGTAAGACGCTGGTTGTTGAGCAGTGTTTTGTCTATTCGCAATGTACGGATATGTATAAGGTTGCTGTGTTTGTGCTACATATTGTCCATTAGCAATGTATGGATACGGTTGCTGAGCATTAGCAGTATATTGATACGTTGTTTGATTGTTATACGTAAACGGTATCTGTTTATTTACTTGGTTTTGATAAGGTTGTTGTGCAATAACAGGATTCTGATACGGAATATTACCCTGTAGGTTATAGATACTAGGTTGTCTTGCATTAGCAATATACGGTGTTTGAATCTGATTTTGATATGTACTCGGTTGTCTTGCATTAGCAATATATGGTTGTCGACCATTCACTGGATTTCTATACGTACTAGGTTGCTGATTTACATAGGTAGAGGGTTGTCTACCTTGTCCAACATATGTAGCAGGAACTTGATGCTGATATGGTGTTGGCGTTCGTCCCTGTCTAGCATAGGTGAATGGACTCCTATTCTGATATGTAAAGGGTACTTGTTGATTGGCAGGTTGTCGAGCTATACGTTGTCTTATGACTGGTGCTGTACCAGTTGCAATAGCTTGTCCTTGATACGGTTGTTGTATCGTAGAGCCAATGTTTATATAAATTTCATCTGCCATATCATATCACAAACCATAGATGACCACTACTAGTACTTCCGACTGATGTAGGTGCGCTACTTGTTATTTCATAATCTAATGCCAAATCTATTCTCCCATCGGTAGTAGTGTTGTTACCACCGTCTGCGTTATCGTTATATGATAATTTGATACCATTATTATATGTAGGTGTTCCGTTTGAGACCTTTAATGTGTCTGCAACTCTATCGTCTGTGAAATATACAAAGTTAGCATCCTCACCTACAGAACTTGTACTTGTACTTTGGTCGCCTGGCGCCCAAGCAGAACCACTCCACACTAGTACCTGACCACTACTTGCACCACTACTAACATTACTTAGGTCTTCTATACTAGCAAGACTAATTCTACCATCTGCTCTTGCATCTGCTCTAGCGTTCGTAAAGTACAGATTAGTCTCTTCAGTTATGCCTGAAGTTTTAAGTGTAATATCACTTGAACCATCGAATGATTGACCTGAAATAGTTCTTGCATTGGCAAGTGTAGTTGCTGTTCCAGCATTACCACTTGTGTCTTGATTACCACTAGCGTTTACGCCAGGTAAATCAATAGCAGCAGAACCATTAAATGACACTCCACCAATATTTCTTGCAGTTTCTAATATTGTAGCACTGGCTGCATTACCACTTGTGTCTTGATTACCACTAGCGTTTACGCCTGGCAAGTCAATATTTGCAGTACCATCAAATGATACACCACCAAGTGTTCTTGCGGTCTCAAGTGCAGTAGCAGTAGATGCATTTCCAGTCAATTCACCATAGAAATCTTTTGCGTAGATTTTCCTCCATGTCTTACCATCAGCACCTAAATCATAAGTCTCATGGTCATCTGGCATGATACCTGAATCGACATCAGCATTAAAAACAATATTGTCTGTATCTGCATCACCGAATGTTATATTACCGTTTGCAGTAATATTTCCAGTAGCAGTAATGTTACCACCGACATTTAAATTCTTTGCGATTGCAACACCACCATCAACAATCAAAGCACCACTTGACAAAGTTGTTGATTGTGCAGTATTATTTAAATTTGTTTGACCAGTTACGTCTAGTGTACCACTCAAAGATGCATCACTTAAAGATGTAAGTCCTGTAACTCCAAGCGTTCCGCCAACAGAAGTATTTCCTGTAACTCCAAGTGTTCCGCCAAGAGAAGTATTTCCTGTAACTCCAAGTGTTCCGCCAACATGAGTATTCTTTGCAATTCCAAGACCGCCGTCAATTCTAACTGCACCTGTAGTAGTACTTGAAGACTGAGTAGTGCTATTAAAGTTAGTAATACCATTTACATCTAGTGTACTTGATAATGATGTAGCACCTGTAACTCCTAAAGTTCCGCCTATTAATGCGTTAGTAGAGATGTCTGCACTACCGTTAAGGTCTAAATCACCATCGATTCTTGTTCCGTCTAATGTTGTAGCACCATCAACGTCCAACGTTCCTGTCATTGATGTATTACCAAGAACACCTAAATCTGCTCGTAATGTTGTGTTATTAAGAACGTCTAGTGTTGAATCGATATCTGTAGCACCATCAATGTTAACACTTCCACTTAATGTTGAGTTACCATCTACTTGTAGATTAGCAGCAAAGTCGACATTCCCACCGACAAATAATTTCTTTTTGATTCCAACACCACCATCAACAATCAAAGCACCTGTTGAAGTACTTGAAGATTCTGTCGTGCTGTTTAAATTTGTTATACCAGTTACATCTAATGAACTAGATAATGTTGAAGCACCTTGAACACCAAATGTGCCTCCAACTGTTGTATTACCTGTGACACCAAGTGTACCACCAAACGTACCAGCATCGCCGACACTCAAGTCTCCAGTAAGTGTTGCATCAATACCAGCGTAATCACCACCAGTAATTGTAGCACCACTACCATCTGTAAGTGTTGGAGATGTTAATGTACCTCCAGTATGGACGGTTACATCACCATTGATTTTTGTTTTACCTTCTAACTGAATTTTGATATCAGAACTTTCACGAGAGGTTACCCTAGGGTCAACCTCACCGTTAATGATAACACCTTTTGAGTTATTATTATAGATATCACCTGTAGCAGTAGTAGACCAAAAACCTGTTGTTGAACCAGCGGCATCTGTTCCTAAGTATGAACCTGTGAATGAGAAGACGGTTACTTCATCGCCGACTGAAGCAGCAGACTGTAACTGAATTGAATTGTAAGTAGTTGCGTTAAGTATACCAAATCCACCGATAGAATATTCACTAGAAAAGTTCTTTTGTATACCATTGACATACACTTGAACTCTATTAGCTTTAAATTCTAACTCGTGATTTGCAACATCATTACCACTAAACGTGGTTTGACCTGCTGTTGCAACGAAGCGATATTCTTGGAAAAAGAATGCTTTATCTTCAATACTATTAACTGCATCGACAAGAGTTTCTTGACTTTCTGTTCTCAGACCACTTGTGTCTCCCATATCCGAAGATACTTCATTGAAGACTTGTCTGAATGTTTCTATAGTACTGTATTGGTCTACTTGTTTAGCCATGAATTTTATCTACCAGTTGTGTTAATAATGTTTTAATATCTGAAACATCTTTCTTTAAATTATTTATCTCTTCTACTTGTTTTTTGAAGGTTTCTTTCCTAAGTTTTTGCGCCCTATAAGCATTAATATCAGTATTCACCACAGCAGTAGATTCCGAATCTCTTGCTAATGATGAATGACCTTCTACTTTCCAATATTCAGTCACTATGCAAGTCCTAAACATCTAAGAGCAGATACCATAGGAATTACTGAAGTGTTTGTTCCCTTACCTACAATCTTAACTGAGAAAGCACTGAACTCTGGCAAGTCTTCGACTGACCATTCGTTTTCTTTAAAGTTTCTAGCATCCGATTCTACTACAGTGTTTGGCGAACCATCACCATTAAAGTATGTCCACCCCAAATCATCAAACGGTGTTGAGTCATCATTTTTCAACACCTTATATAGTACTTCAACACCAGTAGTTTCGGGTTTAAATACATCTGCAACAACTCTTAGAGATGTAGCAGGAGTTTTTAGATTGACTTTTCTAGTGATATAAACCATTGCGTTGTTATCACCATCGGGGTCTGTTGACGGGATGTAATTAGTAACAGGACTTCCAGGCTCTCCAGGCACGTCTGCAGAAGTATCAATGTTGTTAATTCTATTCAATATCGCAATAGCACCAATTGTACCCACGTCTATGACTGGTGATATATTAGGTGTTGCTGATTGTAGTTGCAACGTACATGTAAAGGATTTCGTACTTGCCATTTCATTTTGTTCATTGATTGGCGATGCAACAACACTTGATGTTCCAAAGTATGCGTTATCATTTAGTGTAATGAAATCTTGTGTTGAGTTTTTATCATATGCGTTCCCACCTTGGTTGTAACCTTCAGGCGTGTCCATAGGTGTTCTAGTTACTGCAGCCAAAACTCTTGTCAATGGCGGAATAACATTCGGAATCATTGTGTGTATAGAATCGTAATAGTAGTTTCTTGTTGCAAAAGAATTTGCTCCACCACCTACTGTAGATTCCAAGGCACCATAACTTGCTTTTAAATCATATGATGATAGGTCGGGTACTATTGTGAATGCATCGATTTCTATATTACTAATAGTACTATATCCAAGAGTTTTATTCAACTCTTCGAGTGGGAACCCACCTAGAGTATCACCAACCGCATCGATAACTATTGTACAAGACGCTGTTCCACCATCAAAGTTTGTGAATGTTAAAGTGTTACCAACAGCATGTCCTTGGCCAGGGTTCGTAATAGTAGAACTAGTGATGTTATTATTTACAACTACAATTTCTACAGAACAACCAGTACCACTACCAGTTGTACTTGTTTGTTGTACAGTATATGTACCAGCACTTGGTGTTCCCGATACACTAGGTGTTGCAATTCGTAATGCACCATTTAATGCATTACCTGTTAATCCACTTAGAATAACATTTGAATCTGACTTATACATACCATGTGAGTAGTTATATACCTTCACATAGTTTTTACCAATGTATGTTTCAATCGGGTTCGATTGTAGTTTTGTAGTTGGTAATGCATCATTTTCAAATACCAATTTTGGTGTTTTTGATTGATTAAATACAGCCCTTCTGATTGTAAACTTGAGGTCATCTTCCTGTGTAGCAGTCCATGTTGATGCGTTCTGTGATAAGAACAATGAACCAGCATATGGTTGTCCAGCAATTGTCTGACCTGTTGCAATATCTTTTTCGCCCATTCTAGATATGAAAGCCTCATACTCATTTGAGTTAGAGTAAACTACGAAACAATACTCAACATCTTGTTGAAGGTATACTGGTGACTCAAAAGTAAATGATGTCGCCTTGCTTCCATCTTGTGATGTGGCCACAGCAGATGGGTTCAATGTTACCACTGAGAAAGGCAATACTATTTGGCCAGGATAACCATTAACCATGTTTCTAATTTCAACAGAAACTGGGATATGTGTATCTTTAGACTGGAAGAATACATCAATTCCAGTTGCAAAGGTACCACCTGATTGTTCTACTAGGAACGATTGAGCAAGTGGGTCACCCCATCCTCTTTCCATTTCGGGGAATTGAGGTTGTGTAAATCGACCTGTGAAATCTCGCCAACCATCGAACTCTTCCAAAACTGGTTCTGGCGGTATTATTGGAACAGGTGGAACCAAAACAGGTGGCGGAGTTGTATCTTCCGGCAATGGAATGAAAACAGGCGGTGATTGAATTACTGATATAACAGGAACTTCAACCTCCACGATTCTTTCAATAATAACTTCTTCTATTAAAATTTGTGGTGGAAGTTCAATGTAAACTTCTCTAATAGGTGGTATTTCGGGAATAGGTACTGGTGGTGCAACAGTATCCCAAGGCAAGACATTCGTCCTTTCGCCAGGTTTTGTAATCTGTCTTTCACCAGCTGTTCTTTCACGAATAACTCTACCATTTCTTGTAGATGTAATTTCAGTTTGAGTCGATGTTAAATGACCCTGAGCCTGATACATACCACTACCGTGTGAATTAGGTGATGATATATTATTGTAACTTGAAGTAACTCTTAATTCTCTTTGACCAGTAGGGAATTTACCGCCAGGCAAAAAGAAGTTCGCCTTCAGTTCACCATTTTTATCTGTCTTTGGAATTGATGCAAGTGAGACTGAACCATTATGTGAGTATACAGCAGTACTAGGTGCGATGAAACTATCTATTCTTTCGTTATCAAAGAAGAAATAATGGAATGTATTTGGTTTTAAGTTTGTACAATGTATCGCAATAGTTCTAGCACGCATGAATGGTATAAGTGTTACACTTACAACTCTGTCATTTCTTGTTTCTACAAAGTCTTCAACAACACTTGTTGATACACCAGTTCTTGTTTGTGTTTCTACAGTCTCTGTAATCTCTCTTGTTACCTGAAATCCTGAAGTCCATCTACCATGTTGTGTTGGGTCTCCATTCCAAGAACCATTTGAAGTTGCTTGTACTTCAGTAGCAACAGTTTCGGGTTTACCCGCCCATGTAGTCTGCCATTCGTTCCAAACGGTTCCCATAGCATTTTTATTTTCAGACACAAGTGCATCGAAGTTACCTTCTCTATTAATTCTTACTTCTGGCAATTGGTCTCTGTCTTGCCATATATCTGTTTCGGGTGTTAACTTGACATTACCAAAGAAACTGAATACGTGATATGGGTTGACATTGATATGTCTAGAGGACTTATCATTTTGTGCTAAATTGACATTTGTGTATGGTAAGGTAATTAAATCCCCTGTCTTCTGATAATCTGAAGAAAGAGCAGTGTTTAAAGATATATCAAAGAACTGTGAGAAGTTCTTAGGTCTCATAGCACCAAGTTCAGTGTCAATAGCAACGTTATAGTCGGGATGGTTAACATCTCCAACTCTGTGTCCTTTAAAGTTATCTACTAAAAATCCTGATTTAAATCTATCGAAACCATCGGAATCTAGTATCTGTTTTGTTTGTGTGTCTTTTTCTAATAGAGAAAGAGATGTAATTCTTTCTAAGTTAGTCACACGGCTATTAATCCTACCGATGTCTTTCATCGTATATCTACGATGGTCGTGTGACCTTACTTTAACATTTTTTAAACTAGCAGTATAAGCAGGAATCTCTAGTTCGAATAACTCAATAGCATCATCTATACCTTTTGGTTTAGTTGGTGATAGTGAAGGTATCCCTACTGCAGTTTGGAATGTGCCTGATTTGTGTAGATATACTTTATCGATTCTACCTACATAGAATTTTATGTCACCAGTTACACTTGAGCCTGGAACTGGGGAATCAGTTGTGATTGCATGTGTTTGCGTAATGCCATCTCTTGAGTCACCAAAGTTTCTACCTGTATCATAACCAAACGGAGCAAATACAGCACCAGTTGTATTATTTGATAAATCAATTGCGTTGGTTGGAGTAGATGCATTGTTTATTTTAAAATTAGAAGTTCCAAGAATCTGTCCAGCAACTGGTCTAAAGTCAATACAATCTGAGAGTTCGAATGTTCCATCGGGTTCTAAACCACCTAAGTCTATTCTATTGGGGGAATATACTGGTATGTCATCATAGTCGATTGACCTATATGATTCAACATCAAAATATTCTCCAGCACCAGCAGAAAAATAATCGAAACAAATAAGTAGTGGGCCGTTAGGAGAAGGTTCTCCAGTTTTTCTTGTTAGTTTTCCAAGGTCATAGTACCCATCTCTTTGACCATTGTCAAAGAAGTATCTACTCTTAATATCTTCTGAACCTTGATGTACGTTTGATATAGTAACAGATGCACCTGATGATGCGCCAACAATTACCTCACTCTCAACAAATGAACCACTAACCATTCTGTAATGAGATATAGCACCACTACCAGCATAGTATACTAATATTGCACGTGCATTTGATGTCTGTCCAACCAAAGTTTCGTATTGTGTAAATGTTCCAGTAACTGTACCAAAACTCGCATTCGGCATAACTGGTGCAGTTCCACCTTCGTATATTGCATGAATCTTATGAACGTCAGCAACACCTAGTGTAATTTCTTTATCATCATATGCAGTTCCATAAAAACCATTAGCACTTCTAGGTTGAGTGACTTTAAGCAATCTTGATTTGTTTAGTGTTTTGGAACGAGCTTTTGGCGAAGTCAACAATACTGTAGATGTAACTTTAAGAATCGCACCACTATTGTTTGCTAGTGTACATGTTAACTGATTACCAGTCACATTTGGACTTAGGTTTTCGATGTCTAGTAAATCACCAGCATCGAATGCGTTACTATCTGTAGATGCTTTTACTACTGCGATTGAGAAGTTATCTGTATTTCTTGCTTCGAAGGTTGCTTGTGAACCAGCACTAATAGTGAATGCACCACTGTTTATTGTTACTATGTGTTGTCTTCTTACTTTAACATTCTTACCAGCATGTTCAGCAACCCAATCTCTAGGCCATGCGTAAATAGCTGCAGTTTGGTCTTGTTTATGAATTCTAACTCTACGTCTTGTTACACTACCGTTTGAGATTGGAGATACGCCAGAGGTGGCGGTACATTGGGCATTGTTAGCATCTGTAACAGTTTGAATAACTCTTTGGGTACCAGTACCGTCAATGATGATGTCACCTTCTTTAAGTTCGGTTGCGAATCTTGAACCAAATCCTGTTAGTGCGCCGCCTCCCGATAATGAAATAGAACCCGATAAAGTATTGTCGGCATCTGCAACAGCATCACCAACGAATGTTTGTAAAGTATCATCTTTTGAAGCTTGTGTAACCCCACGAGTACGGTCTACGTTATAGGTTCTTGTCTCTGTGATTGTTCCTGTTGCACTTGTCTTACCTTTAGTGGATATAGTATCACCAGTATAGAACCCACCAGTAACATCGTGAATATACACAGTTGTGTTACTTGTGTTGTATGCAACAATACCTGTACCAACAATTTGACCTGCTGAGTTTGTAGATACTATTTGGTCACCTTCAGTAAATGTACCAGTAAATGTATTTGCTTTAACTTCAGTATACATTTTGATATCAAATAAATATATGTTCCATTGAGAAGCTTGGTTGTATTCTCCACTTGAATCATCGACACCACTATGTAAGTCTATATTTCTAATACGTGCTTTACCAATATGCTTTCCAGCAAAACTTGGGGAACTAGCATTAACGTTTGTTGAATTCTGTACAGTATCATACAAGTCCATATCACCATATCTTTCTTGACTTGCATTTGTGCCTTCATTACCAAATTCTGGCAATCCATGTGCATTTGTGACTCTTAAAATATTACCTAATCTGACTGGTGTATTAGAACCAGCGAGTGTGACTGTTGACCTCGCTTTTGCAAAGTTTAGAGATGTTGTACCAATTTTATCAATCTCAAAACCTTTGACATACGCTTTACCTGGCGATATTTGCATAACAAATCTGTCTGCATCACCACCATATTGTTCAGTATAAAAACCGTTGTTTGTTGTGTTGTTTAAATGTTCTCTAAGACTATGTGTAAATTGATTGACAACAAAATCACCGTTAGCATCAAATGTTCTTCGTGCTAATGTTTGTTCAATCTGACCATACTGCGGTCTAGTGATTTTACTTTCGATGATACCACCATTAACTTTTACAAGTTCAATAAAGTCAGCATCATCTGTTGTGTCTAATTTAAATTTGGAGAGGACAAGTTCCATCTTAAGTCTGTCTGCACCAGCAGCATTCTCGTTTGATGTACCTTGTGAGTTGTCCAATAGTGTAGTGTCTGTTGCACTATCTATAATTGTTTCTGTTACGTTTAGACCTACTCTATAACTTGGAGCAGCAGAATATTTCTCTAGAACAATTTGTTGTTTATCTACTAAACAGAAGAATCCTCTAATAAAAACAATACCTTCTGAAATACTAGCAAGAGATGCCCTACCTATCGGGTCGTCTGTAGTTGCTTTTATTGTAAACTGATTATTATTACCACCAACAACGTTAATCGTACCATCTTCAGAAATCGATACTTCCTGTAGTACCTCATTTTGATAGAATACAGGTGAGTTATAAACATCTGTACCCTGTGAATGGAAATGAAGGAATAGTGTTACAGGGTCGTCTGTAGTTTCTGCTGTAGAGTTTGTTACCTTTGCAACAACACCTGAACTTTTACCTTGAACATATTTACCATGAAATGCAGTTCTGTACGATTCAACCGATGTTTCGCCCTCAGCATTAGGATTAGCAGATTTAACCTTCACATAAAAGACATCCATATCAATATCAGATTCCGCACCTGTTACTAATGAACCTTCTTCAAAGATATGAGAACCAAATCTCTCAATCTGTCCTTGAAGAATGGATTGGGATTGTGTTAGTTCTCTTGCTTGTAGAGGACGCCCAGCTCGATAAAGTATTTTACTATACTTTTTATCTTCTGAGTAATCGTCATAATACGGAGATATATTTAAATCTGTCTTTTCTGGCATAATTCCACTCTTTTATTTTAATGTGGGGAACAAGTCCCCACGAATTACATTTCGATGATAAGTTTGATATCTTCGATTTGGTCAGCAGCACGTGTTACCGCACCTCTGTTTTCAACATATAATAAATTACCACTAAATCTTTCTACTTCGGGGAATGCACTATCTACTGAAGAAACATCACTAATACTACTTGAACCTCTGAACACTGTGTCGGAAGAAGTGAAGTTTACATATGCACCTTTAGTATTAGCGATCGGCTGGTGAGTAACAACGTTACCACTTACTGAGATTACTCTAGATTTAGCAGTTCCCGATACTTCAGTACCAGCAGAAGCAATTAAATCATCAACCTCTAAAGAACTAGCGTTTGCAAGTGTCATTTTTGAACATACATTTGCAGTTGTATCTGTAAATACAGATGTAGTACCCTTAGCAAATGGGTCTTGTAGAAGACCGATTCTTCTAAAGTCATTGTCTGTTGGGAAGTCGCCTGAACCTTCAGCAAACTCAAATCTTGAGTTTACAATGATATGGTTACCACCAAGTTCTTCAACTGGGTCTGCACCATGTCCGTTCATAGGTGAAATGATTGGTGTTAATACTGCACCCGAACCAGCAACAAGTCCTGATTGACCTGATTCAGCAAGTTCGATTGAAGCACGTTTGTAACCCGAACCATATGCGGTTGTAGTTAAGTTAACTGAATCGATAGCGCCATCACTACCAACAACAATTGAACATGTAGCACCTGTACCATCCCCAGCAATTGGAACTCCAGTATATGTTCCAGCAGTGTAACTTGCACCACCGTTGTCAACTCTTACGTGATATATGGCACCATTAACTGCACTATTCTCAACATCCCACAATGAAGAAGAATCGTCTGTTGCAGTAGACCCCAATGTACCATTACTACCAGTACCAGCAACAGCTGCTACAGCACCAAGAGTTTTAACTGGGATGAAATCTGAAGTAACATATTTGATTGTATCAGCGGCAGTAACTGTATACATATACTTCCAAATATATCCTTGTGGATAAGCGTTGTTTGAACCATCAACATCTGCAGTGTAAATCAAAGATGTTGCTGATGTTCCTGTAGGTTTAACGTTTGAACCAACTACAGCGCCTGCACTGTTTCTTGCAGTTCTAATACATTTGTATACATTGTAGTCATCTGTCATTACATAGAATTTACCACCCCATAGGTTACTACCATTATTTGGTGTAGTGTTTCCTGTACTGTAATCGTGTGCATACTCATCGTAAATTGTGTTTAGAGTCCAATCGTATCTTGGTAAACAATGTGATACATCACCACTACCCACTTTCTTCATTGAAAGCATGTCATCAAATGAATCCATCTCTTCGCTGGTTCCGTTTACTGGAACAGGGGGTGAAGTATCAGTTGGCCATGCGTGTGACCTTCCTATGAAAATATACGTTGATGAAGCTGATTCACCAAAATCCTCTTTGAACTGTTTCGCATTATGGGTACGAAACTTTTCTGTTATAATTGCTGCCATTTTTAGTTATCTCCTACAGATATTTATTATACTATTTATACAGTTATGCCGACTTTACGTAGGCAGAATATGATAAATCTATGCGTTTTCTTTCGTTAGTCTTAAACTTAGGCATAAACATCTTCGGATAAACAAAATCCAAATCTGAAATTCTAAGTCCTTCGGGTATGGAATCTTCATTTAACATGGTTCCATATCCGTCCTCCATCAATATACCATCATCTTCTTCATCTTTAATATAATAGGAGATGCGATATGTCTGTTGACCGCTCATTGTATTTATGGTTTTAAATGTTGGGCCAAATGGGATATATGTTGTAATACTATTTTCAGAAGATTCTTCGTCTGTTATTGGGGAACCATCTTCCATCACCAATCTTAAACCGTCTTCTGTCAATGTATATTTATCATCAAAATCAATTGTAGCTTCTGAGACAAAGAATGTTTTCTCTTCGTCTGTTGTAGCACTTTCTAATCTTATATTGAACTCACCATCCTCTGATACGAATGTAGAACCAAACTCACCTTTAACGATAGCACCCACTTGTTCTTCTGCTCTCATTAAACATGCATCTTCTTCGAATTCTATATAACAACCGTCTTCCATAATGAGTCTTTCTTCACTATGTACATGTAAACTTTGTATCTTACCTTGGTCAGCTGCAACGAACTTTCTATTATGATAATCAAGTGTTATTTGATTGTCCATTAAATTGACTGAACCTACAGACCTAACAACACCTCTCACATTATCTACTCTAACTGAAGGAACTGATTTATTGACAATCTTAAGGATGTTCATATGTCGACTTCTATGTGAAGAATCGCCATATTCTGTTCTTGGTTCTGTTATTTCACCACCAGTTCTTGGGTCTGTATTATTAGTTGGTTGACCTGCTTCATCAAGTGTTAATAGTCCAACACCACCTTCGGGGCCTGTTGAAGACATATCTGCATGGAGTAAATATGTTCTCAATGAGTTTGAGAATGCATCGGGTACATACAAAACAGGTTTCATAACCAAGATAATTGTTGGCACAAATTTAGATGTAGGTGTAATACCTGTTACTGACTTTTCTAGTCCAACCTCACCAAAGAATATATGTCCAGCAGGATGTAACAAGTCTTTTACTACTGACCTGTATTTGTTAATAGACTCTGCAACTTTAATTACATATGAGTGTGTTTGGTAATATAAACTATCTTGTAAGTGGTTAGCGGAAGTATTGAGTTGTCCTTTGTCTGTGACAAACTGTTCTTGCATGTTACCTTCACCAGCAAACTTACCAATACCATTATATGGATTTGTTTTTAAAATCTTAAATGTGTCGACATTGTTAAATGCAACAGTCTCGTTATCAGCGAAACAACCACTTAAGTTTTTATACACTAGTATGTGTCTTGTTGCATCATACTTAACAATGGTTGCAGTACTTCCTGAAACTTGTCCTTCAATGACTACATTTTGTTGTGGTACTGCTGATGGACTACTAATTAACATTGGGAAGAAACTAGTATCTGATAAAATACCATCTGAATAGAAATGACTACCCTGTTCTATGAGATTTATAGATGTGATACCACCGATATCATCTGAGTATGCAAATAGTCTAGCACCCTCACCTCTAGTAACCTGTGTTTCGATATTCACTCTACTAGTGGATGTTGTACCACCAATAATTGTTTCTCCATTTTGGTATCCACCAGTGTCTGTCGGCAATCGTTTGACCACTAGTCGGTTTCTATCTTCTTCTATACGCAAGATAGTAGATGTTGCACCAGTGGTGCCACCTGTAACTGTTTCACCAACTTCAAATCCACTAAGGTCATTAAAGTAAATGTAACCACCAGGCCAACAAGCAGGGACTTGTTCGTATCCACTACCACCTGATTTAATTCGTATACTTCTAACATTCCCTACGGTAGTTTCTAGTACAATGGTATCCCCATTGTTTGTATTATCTTCATATGTTAGTCTGTTAAATTCGGTGTATAAGTCAACTCTATCGCCAGCATTCAAACCTGCGGTGAATACAACTCTATCATTTCTATGTGTATAATCGTGTGTAGTGTAAGTAGTGTTTGGTGTTTGTCTTATATCATTTTTAAAAACTACAAGGTCTGCATCATTGAAGAATATTGCCATACCATTGTCATCTGTAACTCCAGCACCACCAAATAGGGTTTGTCCTTGAGTTGCAGTAATAGTAAAGTGACCATATACTGTACCACCTTCGAGCATGACTTCGTCACCTACAGAACCAATTACTGCTTCTGCACCACCACCTGAAGTTCCAGCATTATCAAATACAATTAAGTCCTCGCCATCATAACCAGTACCTTCTGTATCGATGTAGATTTTAGTGATACCACCTCTAGTCAAACCATCAACTGCACCTCTAGCGTTTAGTGCTGTGTGATTACTTTTACTTCCAGCGAATTCTATAATATCATTCTTGGTGTATAATGAACCTACACCTTGTTGTTCGAATAATAGTCCACCAGTATTTTCACCTTCTAGTAAGATGACACCGTCATCGTCATGCGATACATAAGTTGAAGAGGATTCTCTACTGACTTGATTGATGATACCTAATATAGTACCAGTATACTCTGTTATACCATCTCTGTCAATGAAAGTTACTACACTACCTTGAGTGAATGTGCCTGAGTGATTTATAGTAATCTCTAAGGCATACTCTTTTTCATCGAAGTTATCTACAAACACATTTTCGATAATAGCTTCTGCTTCTATAAATGTGCTGTTGGGGGTGTATTGAATAATTCTATCTGTTGCAGATGGTAGTCCTGTATCTACTACAACACGTAATCTTCTAATTTCGTTATAACCCGATTCGGATATATACTGTGTTTCATTATCGGGATATCTAATTGTTGCATCTTCACCGTACAACAATCTCATAAGGAACTTGACTGATTCAGCAGTACCCTTTGATTGATATAAATCTTTTATGTTTTTAATCGTAAGTCTACGATTAACAGTATTACCAATATCCAAAGATGGGATTAAATCATTTTGGAAATACTGAAGGAATTCTTCTGTTGTTCTGTCTACATCCGAATAGTCTAACAACTTATTTGTTGCAAGAACTGTATTCTGTTTGAAACTTTCTACAACTGCTGTTTGTAAAGACTCTCTACCAGTAATAGTTTCTTCTTTTTGAAAACCATGTCCTTCAATTGTCTGTACATATAGTTTATCAGTTGTAACTAATGTTACCTTACCAACTGACTTACTTTTATTACCAACAACATACTCACCCTTAGTAAATGGGCCAGCAGTCTTTTCTGTGTTAGTAACACTTTGTTCTGTGACTATCTTTCTTGACTCATCACTAAACCTGTTAGAGACGGTGGCGTCTTCTAATATTAAGTCCCCGACACCGTCTTCTAAACTCAAGTTATCTAAAGTAGATTGTGAAGAGAGAGTAATAATCTCTGCTTCTAAAAATTCAAAGTACGCCTTTAGAAAGCTTTCAAGCGCTGGAGATTCTTCCTTCAAATACTCGGGAAGTAGAGAAGGAAGTCTCGAACTCAAACTATCTGTTTGGTACTCTTGCATATATATCTACTTAAGCAAAACTTACTGTTGCGCCAGTGTTAGCGACTAGGTTCCATGCAGTACCAGTCCAAATCAATACAACAGCTTCACCTTGTGAATCTAATTTGATTTGTGGAGCAGCTGTAGTTGACTTCTGCCAATTAGTAACTGTAATCCTACCTTCGTATGAAGATGCTGGTTCTGTACCTGCAATAATAATTTTTAACTGACCAATTGCAGTACCGTCATCCAACGTAAAGTTGGTATGAGCACCCCAACCATTACCATTAATAATAGTAACGAATGAAGATGCAAGGTCTGTTGCACTTGCTGTTAAAGTTGTGATATCGTCACTCGCCAAGAATGTAGGGATGTTCTTAAAAAGTTGAGCAATAGTCATCTTTTTATTAACAGGTGTACCGCCTGGGTTATCTACGATATGTAGTAAATCATCTCCACCAATTGCTGCGTCAGCAACCGCTGTTAATGCGCTAATTTTTTTATCTGCCATTTTGTTTTTCTCCTATAAAAACCAAGTTAATGGAATGCTACTCTAGGCACACACCATGTGTCCTAGACCACTTTATGCATACTAATATGATGTACTAGATGTTGAGTTATACCCAACACCAGCACTACTTTCACCACTTGCGATGGTGTCTATCTCACCTTTAACCGAAATCATTTGTTGGTCGATGTCAACTAGATTACCTCTAGAAGCAACAACATCAAATGATGCTGGTATAATGGTGAAGTCAATCGTACTATCTGTCTTCTCTGTTGAAGTGAAGAAGATATTATTAATTGAAATTTTACCAGTAGAATACTCAACTGTTCCAGCTGAATTATCTAGATAAATTCTTGTTGCGCCTGATAGATAGAATCTTCTTAGATTTCCCTTTCCATCATCGTCAAAATATTGTGTGTTTACTGTGTCCCCTGACACCTTGAAACCAGTGGTAACTATGATACCACCTATTTCTGTTGCATAACCTGATACAGGGTTATAGAACCCATTACCAAAGTCTACTGTAACACCTTTAGATTGGTCTGTAACCACTTTCTGTGATTTACGTAATCTTAGGTTTGTGATGTTAGAGAGTATAGAATCATTTGCTTCGTCTATAGATTTTACTAAATTAGAATGTCTGAATATAGAATCGAAGTTACTCAAATTAGATGCATCAAATGTGTTAATAGCATTGGTTATAATACTCTCAAGTTCACCTTTACTTAGTGTGGTTCCAGCAGGGTTGTATTTGAATGTAGTAGAAATTAATATCTTAATAATCTCGGGGTTGACAATAGTTGGTCTAACTGTTAACATGTTTAATGCATTCAGTTTTTGAACAACTTGTTTCTGTTCTACTTCTGATAGGTAGTCTGCGTTCTTAGGTTTAAGTGCAATAAACACTTTACCATATTCGGGTGGGTTGTTGTCTTCACCACCCCATACCGCAACTGCATCTGCGTTTGGATAATACTCACTGACCTTTGCTTTATAGTCATTCAGTGTTACCAGTCTGTTTTGTGAAGTGTAAAACTTTGTTGCTTTAAATTTGATTGAGTCGATAGATTCTTTTTCAGAACCACCAGCGGCCTTACTACTAGTCAATACAGAAATATTACTGAACCCATTAATACCATTTACAGGTGTGAATGTCTGAGCACCATTTGCATGATAGTCATCAACTACGATATAAGTTACTGTAATGATGTCACCATCTTTAAGAGCTGCACCTAGTACACCATCTCCAAAATATATTTCTCTATACCCATCTTCGTTTTCTTGTTCATAGAATACTTTAGATGTAGTTGTGATATTTGAGATACCAGTTGACAGTGTGTAAGCAGCAGAAGAACCACCCGAGTTCACACTTATTTGGATGTGTTGTTTATCTACTCTGGCATTACTAAGGACAAACTTTGGATTTGACATTTGTGTATCAAATACAAAGGTATCATTTGCATAAGTGCCTTGTGTAAGTCCTACGTTTGAATATCTAAATTCATTTCCGTTCTGAGATGGTTTCGCACTTTCTGTAACAACAAAATCATAAGTACTTCCATCATATACAGTTTGATAGATTGCACCCCTGTTGAGTGTCATGTCGCCAGAAGTTGGTATGCTACCATCACCATTTCTAACATTTGAAAGAGTTAAATCGACAAGTGCTGTTGCACCAGTTTCTGAAGAGGGAACAAATCCCAAATCTTTAGCACGAGATACTACATTCTTTCTTATCTGTGCGGAATCAAGAAACAATTCACTACCAGCAATGTTAGTGTTAACTGCACTGATATGAGAAGAGTATGCAAGAAGGTCAATCAATACTGACATAGTCGACCCTTCGAAGTTATAATCTTTTAGTTGGTCTTGTCCCTTTAAAAAGTCTTTTAGATTCAGAGCAATATTATCAAAGTCTAATTCCGTAATGTTTAATTGTGAACTGTTTACTTTTGCCATTTTATCTTACCCTCGTTACTGCGATTTTTACGGATTGGTCTCTTACTCCATTTTTAATACTATATGATACTGATACATCTAGTGTATTGGTATCGAATTTATCTTCATCTATACGAATTGTTACATTCTCAACTCTTGGTTCGAAGGTTGTTATAGTTTTAGATAACGATTCCCCAACTCTTCGGATTCCTCTATCTGTATTTAATTCAAATAGTTTACTTGTTAGATTACCACCAAAGCCTGGTTTGAATGGTCTTTCATATGCATTTGTTAGAACAATATTTCTTACTGCCCTTTTAATAGATGCAACATCTGTTTTCCTAGTCACATCTCCAGTAACTGGATGTGGTTGAAACAATAAATCCAAATCAGAATATAGATTTGAAGTTGCTACGGTTGAAGCATTGTTTTTTACATCTTTCATAGTTCTATTTATACGTTCTCATACATTACTCATCGGCAACACTTGTATTTTTCTTCTTACCTGCATTAGAACCTGAACCAGTATCTTGTGAAGTCGCTTTGTGTTTATGTGTTGCAAGTGTTGGGGCATTTCCTTCATCAGTTGATATATCACCGACTGCATGAATTGTAGAATCATTTGTCTGAGCACCAGTGATATGAACTGTACCATCAACAGTTAAGTTTGTAGTCATAAGTGTTTCGGGTGATGTGAATGTAGTATTACCAACCACATCAGCATTAAGTGTTCCACCAATCTGTGAATCAACATTACCATCAATGACCTCGGATACATTACCTTTAACATATAAGTCAACGTTTCCTTCCATAACCTTAGTGTCAACATTACCCTTGAGTACTGTTGTGGATACATTACCTGTATTCACATTGATAGTGACATTACCTTTTTCTACAGTTATATCAGCATTACCTGCTATATAAAGTTTGTTGTCCTTTGCAATTACTTGATAGTTATCATTTACTATACGTTGCACCACACTACCATCGGGATGGATTTCCTGAAACGTTCCTGAACGATGTTCGATAGCTAGTCTTTCTAGTGTAGGAGTGTCATCGATTTCTATCAAGTGTCCCGATTCAGTTTCTATTGTTTTGTTAAAAGGATATATTGGTGCCGCTACTGAAGGTATCATACCCATCGGTGTATCGGGTTTGGAGTTAACTGCACTTATATCTCTACTAGTGTAATCCTTATCTCCTGTTGCGGATTGAGATACATCTGTCTTATCATAATACAACGGATAGTATGGTAAGTCTGAATCAGTAAGTTCCAACTCTGTTATTGTTGACCCTGTTCCATCTATAAGATTGATTTCTATCTCTTGAGGTTTCTTGGGGAACTCATCTAAACCTTTCTCTAAACCAAATGTACGATTTGGGGATTGTGTAGGTGAAGCGCCATCGGGGGTGTCGGCATAGTCTGCTGATGTCAATCTACGTGGGTCATTAAATCCTTTGATGACCTCTCTCTTTATTAACTCATCGGTTATAGATTCTCTATATCCTTGAGCAGGAATACCAGCAACAGACCCTGTTACTACAAAATCTTGCTGAACATTTTCATCTCTAAAGTAACCAATAACAGTAGACCCCTCAACGAGTCCGTGTTGTGTTCCGAATCCTGATAGTCCAGCAGAAGTTGTTGGTAGAATAACTTGAGACCATGACAAATCGGGGGTTGCAATCATCTGTTTATCATCTGTATGTAAACCATGTACACGAACACGAACCCTACCAATCTTTAGTGGGTCGTTACGGTCTTCTACTATACCATAAAACATTTTCATTAATCGTCCTCGGGTGCTTCCATAGTGTCTTGTGGGTTGATGGATGTTATCGCTTTAGCAAAACTCTCCTTAACACACTCTATATTACATAGACCACCATTCTCTAATACATTTCCTTGGAAACATATATCAGTAATTAAATATCTACCGTCATTCAGTTTATCTTTACTTTCTGCACTAGATGCTAGTTGCGGTTCGGGTAATTCTAAGTTGATAATAGTTCCGCAACTAATATCTGTTCTAAATGGAATGGACACTACCATAGTATGTTGTTGTAGTATCTCCATCATCGATTGTCTTTCTAATTTTGCGTTGTCTTTATTCTTCTGACCTTGGAACACCTCATTTTCAGTAAGAGATGTTGATTGGTCAAATACATGTGTAGTAGTGTAATCATAGACCACAACACTGTCAAATGCTTTGTTGGGTGCTAAATTAACATCCACCTCAGTCACATTGGGGGATACAAATTTGTCAACAATATCTTCTGTAGTAAGTGTCATCTCAGTAAAAGATTCACCACCATCTGTTAATATTATTGGATTTTTGCCAGAGACATGGTTACCCTTTTTAAAACTTTCTTCCAAGTCAAATACAATATCCTCTTCAATTTTCCTAACAGGGTCATACACTTTCATGGAACTAGCATACGCTCCAGCGATAGTACCTCTAAGCGTATCGAATGCTTGTGGTCTAGTGTAACTTACAATTTGTGTGTTCAAACCACTTGGGGCATTGATATCGGTTTCTCCAGTATCCAAGTTTTCTGTTCTTGGTCTGAAAGAAAATGATAGTGGATACTCTTGTTCCATCATAGTGTCAATAGATTTGAACTTATACTTACCATTTAGTGTTTGGAAAAAGAACATACCATTTTTAAACGATGTCTTGTTTCCTATAGATGAGTTTTGTGTTATCCAGTCTATTATTTTAGAGACTTTCCAATTGGGCCATACCATCTGATTGTTGTCGGGTATGGTCGTTTCCCATGAGTCGAACTCTTCGGGTTTCATCTTAACGTCTTCTACTAAGATGTTTTGTAACATCTTATCATACGAACCACGCATCGCCTTACTTACACGTACACGCTCACACGCAAACATTCGTGGGTCACATAGTCTCAATACATACGTCTGTGTAGTATCATTGACACGGTTTATATTTGATGCCTTATATACACGAAAGTCTCTATCGATACTATCTTCTTTAGCCGCCTTTTCTCCAGTTCCCTGTTTCATAGATATGGAAACACGTATGAACTCCTGACCAGTAAACCTGTAATTTTTAATTAAATTCAGACCATCAATGAAGTGTATCTCTCCAGTAGTGTACTTTTTGTAGATAGATTCGTACAAGCGAAATCCAGTTATGAGTTTGGTTATCTCAACGGATTCTTTGAATTGATTGGAGAGTGTTATTGAGTTTATAAAAAACTCACCACCCTTACGGTTATCTGTTGTCATATATTAAACTTGCAAAAGTGATTCGTATTGGGTTACCACAGTTTTTATATACTGTGGTTTGATTACTTTAATTTTTCTCTTATCTTCATTAAGTGCATTTTCCATTTCCCATATACTTACACTTTGAAATCCACTCTGAGGTGTTGTGGATTTTATACCCTTACTATTAACGTAGTGTGATATGGAATCTCTTGGTTGCACTACACCTTGTACTGTAGAACTCTTGAGAGAGCCTGTTATAGTTTGGTCTGCACTCCAATCTCCAGCAGTAACTCTAAGTCGGTTGTTCGATGGGTCGACCTGTAATACGTGTCCTGTTGTTGTACCTTGTGTGATTATTTCACCCAATAAGAATTTATTATCGGATGTGATATTGCCCTGTCCATCTGTGTTGTGTGGGCCCACAATATCTGTTGAAGATGATGCGGTTAGATATACACCTTCATATTTTCTATCTAGATAATTATTAAAAGTGGTGTTGTCCATATACCAATCATAGTAATTATCTATCTCATTCACTAGGAATAATACCCAATGCAAATCACTATCTCCGTATAGTTTGGAAGCAACTATATCGGGTCTTTCACCTTCATCTAATTGATAAAACTCATAATCAATCAGTGTATTAACTTTTTGTAATTCAATCTTACCCTTACGGAAGAAATCTTTGATGTGGATAATTCTGCCATCATTAAGTTTATACTGTATCGTTGGAAAGTTTTTAAATAATTGTGATGCCATAATTGTTATCCGTTGGTTGTATCTCTATTGTCCAATATACTTTGTGTACCACCACCTATACTAGTGTCTGCTTTTGGATGTGGTGATATCATCTGATACGTTTCCTGTGTAAGAACTTTAATCTCAGTAAATGCTAAATTCAACTTCATCTCTAGTGGTGTGCCATCGGAAAAAGTCTCTAGTGTACTACCACCACCATATGTTACAGATGCATCTGTAATTACTGCTGGTAAGAATCCGTCCATAGTATTTTTAATAGGCCCTTCCCATCTTAAATCGATAATGTTCGGATAGTTGAAATAATTTTCAATCTGATTTGACTCATCCGAACCAAAAGTGTCGGGTAACATGGCAGTTCTTAAAGTGTATATAATTTCTTTACATACATCTGCTTCTTCTTGCGATACTGGTCTCATTGTAAATTCCATACTGAATGAACGAAACCCAACACCCTCTAACATCTGTTCTTTCATCGGGTTGACTGCTTGTCCCTGTGCAAAGTTAACAACATCACCTGTTGCCATATTAGCCATCTTATTTAGACCTGACGATATAGCAGCATTCAATGCATCACCAATTGCCACACTTGTATCAACGAAACCGTCTGCTCCCATGACATCCATAATACCCCTTGCAGCTACACCAACCTCACCTTCTTTGTATGAAACTTTCGCTTCACTTACTTGTCCAGTAGGAACGTACATATAAATGTATGTCTCTGAATCATTCATTAAGTTTTTAGCATTAGCACCACTGTTCTGTTGTTTTCTTGGTCTAATTTTTATTTCTAGATAGTTGTTGAGTTGCTCTAAAGGATACTGTAGTTCTTTTGTTTGTCCAGCGGGTGGTCTCTTAGCAGCCTTAATGGATTTCATTTTATTAGCAGCATCCTCATCTTGATTGAGTCTACTTCTTCTTCCTTCTAATATCTCTCTTTCTTTATCTGCTAGTTCTTTAAGAGCATCATAGTTTGATAGGTCTGCGATTGTTTTTTTGTAGTCTGTATTTGAGATTTTAGACTTAAGACCCTTTACTGATTTCAATGCTGATGAAGCAGAGTTGACTTTCGATAGAATTTTGTTTAGTGATGCCATGTATAAATACCTAGAGTTTCATTATTGTTACATCTATTTATGTCATATAGCGGACGGTTTAAACCGAAGAATTACAAAAAATATACAGGCGACCCCACAAAGATTGTCTATCGTTCGCTGTGGGAGCGAAGATTCATGCAATATTGTGATGATAACAACAATATTATTGAATGGGGTAGTGAAGAAATCATCATTCCATACATCTCACCAGTAGATAAAAAGGTTCATAGATACTTCCCTGATTTCTATATCAAGTATCGTAACACTAGGGGTGAAGTGTTGCATGAGATTATAGAAGTTAAACCTAAGAAACAAACTAAACCTCCTAAAGAACCCAAAAGAAAAACCAAAAGATACATCAACGAGGTTGCAACTTATCTTGTCAATCAAGCAAAGTTCAAAGCAGCAAACGAATACTGTAAAGACCGTAAATATAAATTTAGAATATTAACTGAAGACCATCTAACTTAGTATAAATAGATGTATGGCATCTATTCTTAAGAACTATGATAACTTACTTCCATCTGAGATTGAAGAAAAGTCCTTAGAAGCTAGAGAATGGTTTAAGGACAATCTTAGAACTATAAAGGTCAATCGTAATAAGTTACTAGTAGAAGGAACACCAATAAGACGACCATTTTTAGGTACTCTAGTGTTGTTTAATTATGATGCAAAGGGGTATGCTACATTGCCGTATTGGGATAAATACCCTGTAGTGATACCAATAGAACCTAGAGGTAAAGGATTCTTAGGTTTAAATTTACACTATCTCCCACCAAGAAAGAGGTTGGAGTTGTTAGAAGTTTTTGACCAGTTAGCAGTAGACCCCGATATGGGGGATGATGAGAACACTAGACTAAAACTTACATACGATATGGTTAAGTCCATATCAAAGTTAAAATGGGCAAGACCGTGTGTGAAAGAGTATCTCACCACACATATTAAAGGTCAAATAAGAGAGATACCATATGATTACTGGGACGTGGTTGCAATGTTACCATCTCAGAAATTTGTAGATAACCAAGGTTCAGCATTCAATGCAAACACAGTATACGCTGAATCACTCAAGAGAGTAATATAATGATAAAAGATTTCATTCTAGTATGCTCACTAGGTTTTAATGTTGGATTTGTATTGGCATTGTTATTTATTTAAGGAAGTATAATGGAAGATAAACCAAGAAATAGGCACGACTCGATAGACACTATCATCGGTGCAATTAAAGCTCCAGCAATGGCAAACCAATTTGAGGTTGCGTTTTTTGGCCCTCAAGGGTTGACACTCAATGCAGTTAGATGTAAGACTGCAACTATTCCAAGTAGAAAAATAGAAGTTACTGAAAAGAACACACAAGGTAAATCTAAATTTCTTCCAACAGGTAAAATTGATGACGGTGGAACTGCAACATTCACATTCTATTGTGACATTGATTTCTTAGATAGAAGAATCATGCAATTGTGGTTAGACTCAATCTATGGTGGTGACACTGCAGCTCCTGAACAAGGAGAAGGTTCAGACCCAAACACACAACCTATCTTTGCATTCTATAAAGACTATATTGGTGAAGTAGAAATTAAACACCTTAGAAAGGATGGGTATAATCCTACCTTTGCTTCCGATGGGCAACAAGGTGCAAGTCTAATAACAAGATTACATGATGCATATCCAACATCAATCGATGAACTGGTATTGGATATGGCACAAGGTGAAATGTTAAGTGTAAGTGTACAATTTGCATACAGATATTTTACTACAGAATATGTGGAGAGTAAAAATCCACAGAAAACTCCTCACCCTGTTTATAATGGTGAAGGGACGACTCCGAACGGACTAAATAGTGGTAGGAGTCAAATCGATAACTTGCAAGAGGCCTTAGCAATCGGTTCTAGATTTTCTAGTTCTGCTGGAAGGTTACAGAATAAAGTCTCAGGACTTACTACTGCAAAATCGAGGATTGATAACAGTTACAAGAATGTGAGAGACCTTTTTGGAACTCAATAAAATATAATATGGAGTAATTATGGCATTACCGATTCAGTCGGCACCGACTTATAAAACAGTGCTACCTAGTAATGGTCAAGAAGTAGAATACAGACCATTCCTAGTAAAGGAACAAAAAGTTCTAGTCATGGCAAAAGAAAGCAATGACCAAGAACAAGTTATGCAATCAATCATTAAGATGCTTGATGCATGTACATTTGGTAAATTAAAAATACCAAATATTGCTATGATGGATATGGAATGGTTGTTTATTAAAGTCCGTTCTGTTTCAGTTGGTGAAACATCTAAGTTAGTACTTGGTTGTACAGACGAAGGATGTAGAGGAAATGCAAAAGTAGATTTAAATTTGGAAGACATTGCACCCACAAGTGAAATGCCTGAAGAAGACACAGTCATGTTAACAGATGACTTGGGTGTTAAATTGAAAGTTCCTAGTGTTAGAGACATCGATGGATTGACAAAGATGGACGAAACACAACAGAGTATGGAGATTGTGAAGAGATGTATCACTTCTGTATTTGATGCCGATGAAGTGTATCCTATGGAAGATGTATCTCAAAAAGAGTTAGATGAGTTTTTTGATAGTTTGACGTTTAATCAACTAGACAAACTCGG